CTGCTTTTCCTGATCCTTTTATAAATAAGTAATAAGTACCTGGATATAATGTTACATATAAAGAATTATTTATTAATGATGGTATAATGATTTGATCTGTTGTATAAGACATGAATTTATTCTCTTTAAAAAATGTGTTTAAGATTATATCTATATAGAACTTTATTTTTGCTACTATAAGAAAGTTAAACTATCTATAAAGGTTCCAGTCTAATTTATAATTTTGCAACACAACAAACTAAAACTTTTTCGTCCAATTCAAGTCTTCAAACATTTACTGTTCCAGCTGGTGTAACTAGTATACATGTAGATTGTGTAGCAAGTGCTGGATATAATACAGGTAAAGCTCCTGGCAAAGGAGGACGTGTAGAATGTGATCTTCAAGTAACACCTGGGAGTACATTATATTTTATGATTGGTGAAATTCCTACCTCATCTGCAGCAGCTTATAATGCTGCTGATATTCGTACGAATAATGCGGGAATAACAGATACAACATCACTTAACTCAAGACTTGTAGTTGCTGGCGGTGGCGGATCTAGTTCAAACCAATGTGCAGGTGGTGATGGTGGTGGTTTAACTGGAGGTAATGGTAGCGGTAAGGGTGAAGCTCATGGTGGTTCAGGAGGAACTCAAACAGCTGGAGGTAAAGGAGGTACGCTGGGCGGCGCATACGGTACAAAGGGATATGACGGTATTTTTGGTTTAGGCGGAACATATAGAAGTAAGTCAGGAAACTCAGGTGCAGGTGGTGCAGGATGGTATGGTGGGGGTGGTGGAGCTGTCTACCAATATTTAGATGCTAAAAGAGCTGGCGGAGGTGGAGGCTCATCTTACACAAACCCTACATTATGCTCTAATGTAGTTCATACACAAGGTTATCAAGACGGTGTTGGTTATATAACTATAACTTATTATGCCTAAACACTTGATACTGTTATTTTTACATATCCTACTTGACCATTTGCAGCAGAACCACCACCTGCTCCATACGATCCATATCTAGAAGTCGTACTACCATTAGTACCGTTACTTCCTGTTAATCCTGCTGTAACTACGGTTGTACCACCGCCTCCTCCAGCACTTCCTTGACTATCAAACCATCCTGTATGAGTATATGCTCCTCCTCCACCTTTTGCAATATTTCCATTAAAGCTACTATCACCACCTGCTGTACCTTGACTTGTAGCTCCACCGCCACCGCTACTACTAGTCTTTCCAACGCCAGCACCTCCGACTACAATAGTATAAGTTCCAGCATTTATAGTAGCTGTACCAGTAATCATACCTCCAGAGCCACCATTTTGATTATTTGACCATTGTCCGTATGAATCAGAGTGTGCTCCTCCACCTCCACCACCAACAAGAATTACACTAAGATTTACAGTAGAATCTATCTTAAGAGAATAGGTACCAGGAGCTGAATTTTCAAATAAAATTTGTCCAGGAGTGTATGCTGTAAAATTATAAAGTAGAGTAGAACCTTTATAGATGGATTTAATTGCCGTACTGCCGTGATAGACACCATATGATCCACTTTCTCTTATAAGCGAAGAACCTTTATATATAGACATCTGAATTATTACTCTCTGCTTTTTATACCTACATTAAAAAGACTTAATTTTCTAATGTAATTAAGGTACGTTATCTCGTTATCGTTATTATTTAGAACTACAATATATCTATAAAACAATTCAATTTTATTTTAATAATATTAAACGTAGGTATTAAAGGGTATAATTAGAGCAGAGATTTAATACATGACATTATATAAAGGTAATACAAAATTAGGAGCTATCTATCACGGAAGCACTAAAATTGGTAAAATTTATAAAGGAAGTACACTTTTATATGAAGATAATCCTATTCCAGTAGATACTGTTATTGCAAATACACAAGAAGCAGGATCTGCACAATTATATCCCGGAACATATGAAATGAAGGTTTCTGGAGCTGGAGGTACAGGTAAAGGTGAATTAGGATATTGGGCTATTTCATACGCATCTGGAGGTTCTGCAGCTGTTTGGGAAGGTACTATTAGAATAACATCAGTTGTTAATATAGCCTGGACTACTGGTACAGGAGAAGCTGTAAGTGTAACGGTTTCTATAGGAGGTACTTCAGTATTAACTGCTGGTGGTGGTTCAAATGTTCCTAATGCTTCAACAGGTGGTGATGGTGGTACATTAACTAAGCAATCTGCTTTTGATACATATAAAGTATCTGAAACTGTTTCTTCAAATGGAACGAAAGGACAAGGTGGAACACAGGCTTGGGGTAACTGGAATACACCTGGTACACCTGTTACAGCAAGTGCTTCTACTATGAATTGGGGTATTGGTGAATCTGCAAAAGATGGTGGAAGAACTAACGGTGGTTTTTATTTAAAGAGAATTTCATAAAGGAGAATATAATGACAGTTAAGCTACATTGTCCAAATTTTTTTGGATTTGAACGTTTTTACGCAGATACTCTTAGAGCACCACAAGAGTTTAGAAGAGAAAATACAGAAATAGTTGCAGCTTACGGTTGTTTTCCTGGACAATTATGGAATGGTGGAAGACCACAAAATCCTAATAAACTAACTAATACAAAAAGAATAGAACAAGAATTTGAAATTTATCACAATAAAATCGGTTTTCCTATAGAATTAACTTTTAATAATATGGTATTAGAAGAATCTGATTTTAAAGACGAATATTGTAATGAAATTGCTAAAGTTGCTGAAAAATATGATACTGCTTGTACAGTTACGTTAGAATCATTACGAGATTACTTAAGAAAAAATTATCCTAAGTTAAGATTAAAACGTTCTTGTATTGCTTGTGAAGATGGAAGACCTTATAGTTTGGATGGTTGGGATTTATCTGTTCTTGATCAATTTGAAGGTGGTAATAAAGAAATTTTAAATAATATAGCAAAAGATGATAGAAATAGAATTGAAATTGTTGCAAATGTAGAATGTAAAGATGGTTGTAAACTATTTTATAGACATCATAGATGTATGGCAGAAGGACAAAAATTTGGTGTATCAAAATTAACATATCAATGTCCTCTTGGAGATTATTATACACCCATATATCATTCAAGATTACAAAATCATTACGTTTCACCAGAAAAAGCTCAAGAATATGCTAAAGAAGGTTTTGAAGACTTTAAACTTGTAAGCAGATGTAATCTTGGTCAAGCTGTACATGAAGTCTGTTATTATTACTTTAAACCAGAATATGTAGCTGATTGTGTATCTAGAAGTTATTTAATGTTTGGCGTACCAATGAAAATAGGCTTAAACTTAAGCTATTCTATATTTTTTCCAAGCGGTACAGATCCATTAGATGGCATAGAATAATTACCTTACATTCTCATAAATATCTCTTTTTAAGTTCTAACTAATATATAAAGATTACTTATAATTTTTATATTCAAAAAATATATGCATATATTATAGTTAATTAACTGAAATAGGATAAAAATAATTATGGTTAAATCTAAATTTTTTAATCTTTTAACGAACTTAGATGAAGCTCAAGATTACTATATTCCTTCTTCAAAAGCTGTAAAAGATGCCTTAGATCTTAAAGTTTCAGTATCTGCCATAGCGTTAGTTGCTACTACCGGTAGTTATAACGATTTGACAGATAAACCTACTATTCCTACTAAGACATCTGATTTAACTAATGATTCTGGTTTTATTACTAGTGCTGATGTTCCTACAGATTATGTACCGAATACTCGTACTATTAACAGTAAACCTTTATCTTCTGATATTACACTTACAGCTAGTGATGTTGGAGCTTTGCCTTCATCTACAGTTATTCCGACAGTAAATAATGCTACTCTCACTATTCAGAAAAACGGTACTACAGTTAAAACATTTACAGCAAACGCATCTACTAATGTCACTGCCAATATTACTGTTCCTACTACTGTCGCAGAATTAACAGATGCTGAAGATTATGCTAAAGTAGAAGATGTTCCTACTAAAGTATCTGAACTGACTAATGACTCTGGTTTTATTATTGGTATTACAAGTTCTGATGTTACTACTGCTTTGGGTTATACACCATATAATTCAACAAATCCTAATGGATATATTACTTCATCTGCATTAACACCATATTCTAAGACAGCAGATACAGTAAGTGCAGTAGCAGCAGGTTCTACAGCTAATAAAATTTCAGTAACAAAGAACGGTTCTACATCTACAATTACTATTGATAATGTTGCTAATGCTACTAAAGCTTCTCAGGATGCTGAAGGACATGTAATTACAACTACTTATGCAACTAAAGCAGAAGTTTCTTCTATTCCTAAGTTCGCTATTGAAGTTGTTAATGCTCTTCCTACAACTGATATTAGTACAACAACAGTATATTTATTAGCTAACAGTTCTTCTGAATCTCAAAACCTTTATGATGAATACATTTACGTATCAAATAAATGGGAAAAATTAGGAACTCAAACGGTTGATCTGTCTGGTTATGTACCAACATCAAGAAAAATTAATGGAAAAGCTTTAACTGGTAATATTACATTATCAGCTTCTGATGTTTCAGCTTTACCAGCTTCTACTACAATTCCTTCTAAAACTTCAGATCTTACTAACGATTCTGGATTTATTACAGGAGTTGCATGGGGTGACGTAACAGGAAAACCAAGTTCATTTACACCAGCCGCACATAACCAAGCATCTAATACAATTAATGCTATGACAGGTTATGATAAAACTGCTGGTACAAACGCTGCTGTTGGTGCTACAGATACCTTAAACATAGCTATCGCAAAACTTGAAAAACAAATCGATAGTAAACAAGCTTCTGGTTCTTATGTTCCTACATCACGTAAAGTAAATAATAAAGCACTCTCTGCTGATATTACACTCTCTGCTTCAGATGTAGGCGCTCTTCCAAGTACTACAGTTATTCCAACAGTTGTAAATACTTATAGCGCAACAAGTACAGACGCTATATCAGGAAAAGGTGTTAAAGCTGCATTAGATACACTTTCGATTCCAACAACGACTTCTTCAGTTACATCAGGATCGGCGGCTGCTCTTACTTCAGGAGGTGCATACACCAATCTTGTACGTCGTAAGTCTACTACTGCTGCTACTGGTGGAGCTAACCAAGGTGTATATATAGATGCTAATGGACAAGTACAGACTTGTAATGCTACAACTTCTACATATAGTGCTACTGGTACTACTGCTGTTAACGGTACTGCTGTTGCAAGTGCTATTTCTGGATTAACTAAGTTAGTAACAGCTCAGAATGGAGCATTAACAGCTTCATCAGGAGTTGCTACTTGGTCAATTACCAACTCCACAGGAAATGCAGATGCTTTAGTACAGATTAAAGAGATTAGTACTAATAGTGTTGTATGGGCTGATATTACAGTTACAGCTGCTACGATTACGGTTAAATTTAATACTTCAGCTAATATTGCAGCAAATACGTATAAAGTTTCAATAGTCGGCTAATAAAAACAGTTGACATTATAAACGAAATTGAGGGATTTGAAATATAGTCCCTCTTTTTATATCTTAAAAGCTCCATAATTGGCCCAGAATCAACAAAATCACAATGGATTATAAGTTAATAACAAAACACCTGTTTGATCTCTGTACCAGCTTAAAAACTCATTTATTGTGAAAAATTCTAACCAGTTAAGATTATTTTTTCTAGCAGTCTCTCTTTTTAAAGGATCACGAATAGTCCAAACATCTATTGCTCCTTTATAACGCGGATGACCTCTATCTTCTTTTTCTTTCCATTTTTCTATTACTTTTTGATGTTCTTTATTATTTGAATTATATGGACCTAATATTTTTCTACCATCTTTACCATGACTCCAATCACCCTGATATTCTATATATGTGTCTATTTCAGGAATATAAAAATCACAAGCAAAAGGATATAAATCAGATTTATATTGACGTTTTACATTACAAAATTTAGATTCTAAAAGAAATGCTATTTGATCTTCTGCTTTAGATGTATTTACTGTACCATTAATTTTTCTTTTTTTAAAGCTTCTTTTAAATTTTTCTTTTTGATCTATGTTTAAGTTATATTTTATTATTAATCTATTTATAACAGTACGTGAACATTTTGATTCAATAGCGATTTGCTTTATTGATTTCTTTTCAACTAAATATAATTGATATAATTCTTCTTTAGAAGGAGCTTTATTTTTTAAATATTCATATTTATTTATATTAAAATATATATATAATTTCTTAAATATTTTATTTGAAATATTATAATGTTCTAATACTTCTTTTTTCGTATGATTTTCTTCAATGTAATATTTATAAAAATTTTCTTTTGTTATATTATTTAATGCTTCTGTATATCTATTTTCTAAATCAATTGTTTGATGTATAGCTCTTTTTTTATAAAGTTTTTTCAATTCTTGTTTAGTGTAATTCGAATTAAGTGTATGCTTCTGTGATTCTTTTATCTTATCTTTTGATTTGAATATTTTTAATTCACTTAAACATTTACTTATATATTTTTCACTAACTTTATTTTCTTTAGAAATAAGATCAATAGATTTATTTTGTATTATATATTGATCATATAGAATACTTTTTATTACTTCATGTTTCTTTTTTATAGTTATATTTGATTTTTCTATATTATATTTATTAAGTCTATTTAATACTGTTTCTTCATCTATTTTATATTTTTTCCCTATTGCTTTAGCAGATAATTTATTTTTTAAATATTCTTTTTGTAAAACATCTTTCGTTAAAATATTATCTATTTCATGTGATTTTAAACGTTTTGTAATTTTATAAAATTCTTTTAAGCTATAAAATTCTCTATCTGATAAATTATATAATTTTTGTATATCTTTTTGAGATTTGTTTTGAGTTATGTACAAATCATATAATTCTTCTTTAGAAATTTTTGCTTTAAGTTCTTCTATATCAATCTTTTTCATCTTATTATATTTATGATTTTAAGTATAAGTTATAGTTATTATTAAGTTAATATTATATAGAATACATTTTATATTTCTAATTTGTAAAAATTTTAGTAGTAACAGAAAAATAAAGAGCTAAATATTTACTATCTAACTCTTTATTATTAGTTTATATAAAAAAGGGATTTTTCTTTAATACATTATTATAGAACTACATTTTTAATCAACGTAAGACAAAAATATTAATAGGAAAATAAAAAGAGAGCCATATTTCAGGCTCTCTTTCTAAAATATTATCTTAATTAAAGACTATTTTTTAATCAAGACGGTGTATGCTCCAGCAGCAACGTCTGTGGTTGAATTCATAGACAATGCGACGTTGTTGTTGGTCAAAACTACTTGCATTTCAACAACAGCACCTGTAGCTGTTTCAATAATAGTAACATCGACAGGGAAACCTAATGTATGAGCAATGTTGAATGTAACTACACCAGCTACTGCAGTACCAGCCGGAGTTGTCGTTGTAAATGTCGTATTAGATACAGCACCTTCAACAAACGTAGCAACAGCTTTTTCTGTAGCAATTGCATCATCAGAAGCACTTGCAGAAGCACGAACAGTAGTAACAAAAGCTTTACCACTATCTTTCGTATTTCCAGCTGCATCCCAAGTAGCAATGTTATTTTCAACAGCTGCTGTAACTTTATCTTGTTTTGTATCTAATTCTGCACGAACAGCTGCTTCACTAACTAAGTTAGTATCTGTAGCAGTACCTTCAGCACGAACAGATGTCTGAATAACACCAGCTTTGAAGTTATCAGCTTCTAAGTTAGAAATTGTGTTGTTATCAGCATCAATTGTCTTATTGGTCAATGTTTGAGCAACATCAAGTCTAACAATATCAGCAGCTTCAGTGTTATCAATCTTCTCAACTTTACCAGTTAATGAACCACCAGCAGCAACATCATCGTTAATTAAAAGATAGTCGCCAGCATTCCACTCAACACCATCGATTGTCTTTGGACCTGTACCAGTAACATAGTACATATCACCTTTGTCAGCAGGCAGCGGAATATCACTATAGTCTGTAGCAGATGTAATATCCCAAGTACCACGATAGTGAATACCACCAGCAATTTTGCCGTCAACATAAGTTTTAACAGCACCGGCAGTAACTAAGTTTGTAGAAGCTTCAACAGAAGTAGAAACTTTAGCACCAAACTGACCGTTTGTGTTGTCATATTCTAAGTAGTTAGTAGAACCTGCAGCGATTGACAAATCTTGTAATGTAATATCATCTTTTACTTCATCTTTTGTAGCGTAAGTAGCTTTGATGTTATTATCATCTTCATCGTTAGTAGCTTTTGTAGCTTCATCAACTTTAGCAATTTTAATATCAGATGTTGTTTCATCGCCTTTAGTAACTGTTAAAGTATCTGTAGTACCAGATTTCAAAACTACATCAACTACTGCTTCATCTTCAACAGCGTCTACAGCAGCTTTTAATTGTTTTGGATTAACAGAAACTTCTTCTGCAGCACCAGCAGTAGCTTCAGCATCAGTAGCAAAACGAACAATACCTTTAACAGTATTTGTACCTTCAGCAACTTCAGCTTTCAAACCGTTAGTATCAGCGGTTACAGTGATATTACCAGCATTAGCACCAGAAGCAACTTTAATTTGTACGTCACGAGATCCTGCTACTTGCTCAAGACCATTTTGGAATGTATAGTCACCAGCAGCATTAACCCATTCTGTACCATTCCAGAAGTACTCTGTGTTATCTGTAGTATTATAGTAGTGCATGCCTGCTTTCGGGTTGGCAGGATGAGCTGCAAGATTTTGCATGACTACATTCTGTAACTCATTACCATTCAGGTCAATGTCCACTAAAAAGTTTTTCTTAGCCATTAATAATTCTCCAATTGAAGTTAATTATATATAATTTATAAAAATTAGTTACAGTAAGCTTTGCCTTTAAAAGCGTTTTTAAAAGACACTAGAGCTCTGTTTTCGTCTATATATTGTACATCTCCTTCTACAACTGATTCTGCAGAGTTTACAATAGTTATGCTAGGTTTTTTACCCATGTCGTGGTTTATTAGCCATACGTTAGCAGCGATACCTTGATCGTGTACATAGGTAGAAGAGCTAGATCCTGTATTGATAGCTTTCCAGTTGTTGTTTGATGTACCATTTTTTAATAGATAGATAGTATCTGTTTCTTCAACATATACAGCCATACCAACGCTTCTTCTTTCTTGAGGTATAGCATTTCTTTCTACTAAATCTGTAACTTGTTTCCATCCGCCTTTACCATATGTACTATCATGAGTAGCATATGTATCTTGGGAGTCAAATGGAACTATTGTTGCAGCGATATTTGTTCCTGGTATTTTACTCATTATAGATAATCTCCACTGGTATATCTGATCCATGTTGTAAGTTATTACATCTAAAGATGCTATATTGTTTTGTATAACCAGAGGCGTTTGTTAATTCCATTCTAGTTTCTGTTAAATCTGTAAATACAAAACCGTTAATTTTAAATGTTACAGAGTTAGCTTTTTCAGAAGGTATGCAAAGGAAGAAGTATTTTCCGCCGTCACAGTTAAAGTTATAAATTTTTGTTTCTTCATTTACATCAAATGCTTGATCAAAGTCTAATATTTCTTGATTATCTGGATTTTGTTTTGCTGATGTACCATTGTAGAGTTTAGAAGCAAATGTAAATGTTTGTTCTGTTGTGTATGTATTTTTACCATCGTTAAAGTAGATAGTATATGTTGTTGTTTCGTCTAAATTAGCATCTTTTATTGTATATGATTTTGCTGTTGGATCTACCTGAATATCGCCTGGTTGAATAGTTATTGATTGTAATGGTTTATTAATTTCCCATGAAAGTGTTACATCTTTTAATACACTTCCTATTTCTTCTACTTCATCTTCACCTGGAACTATAGTTGGTTCATAAGACATTAAAAGATCTAAAGCTTCTTTTACATTCTTTATTGATCCATAAATATATTCTATTTTTTCAGCTTTAAGATCTTCTGGGTCAACACTTCCACCACCTTTAGTATTACCTATAAGTTCCCATTTATTATTAGCCCATAAATATTCATAATACCAGTTATCTTCTTCCTCTTTATGATCTTGATTAGGTACTAAATATAATACATTTTCTTCACCGATAGTAGGAAGTTCTGTAACAATTTCAATATGGAAAGTAGAAAGATCTTCTAATAATTTGTCTACTTCTTCTTTAGTATATGTATTTTCTTTATCGGCTTTATTATTAATAATGGTTATAATATCAGAAGTAAGTACAGGATATTCTTTAGCACTTTCAAGATCTCCTTTACCTTCTTTTATTTCCAAATACGTATGATTACCATCACCAAATACGTACCATAAACCAGCTTGTTCAGAATCTTCTGGGTAGTAAGCATATGCCTGTGTATCAACAGGAATAACTTGAGTAAAATAGCTTCCGCCTACTTGATAATCTTCAATAGGTCTTATAAATCTATGTATTACTTTATTTTGAATTGATGCCATTTAAGTACTCAATGATATATAATTTTTATTACCTTAGTTATTTAGAACTTTATTATTAAAAACTAGTATATAAATGCTAAATTATGAATTAACCAAAATTTTAGCAATTAAGCTTTAACAACTGTATATATTGTATGTCCTTCTTCTTCAATAGAAGTTACAGTATATCCTTCTGCTACGAAGTTTGTATGTTCTCCTTCACTTGTATTATCAGCTGGATTAAAGTCATAAAATGATCCACCGTATACATTTATTTTAGCTGTTCCATTTTTATAGTTAACATCTTTACAATTTAACAAATATGTCGTTACAGGATGTCCATCATTACCTGTCATTTTGAAAGTACCACCATAAATATTTATTGTACCTTTTTCGCAATAAATACATTCGTTTTCAGAAGACGGAGAAACAAAATTACCATTATATACATCAAATACTACAGATTCTGAAGCACTCCATAAAATTGGACCAATACCTGTTTCTGTTATTGTACCTTCACCAGTTATTGTATAATGTGATGAACCTCTTGCTAATATACCACATGTTCTATTACCAAATGTAAGAGTATGATTATTTAAATTTAAAGTAGTATTATTATTAGCAATAACGTTTGTTACAATATTTTGATAAGAAGCAGTTTGATTAGAAAGATCTGTATCTTGAATGATTTGTACTTTTCCGCTCTTTTTCATTGTATTTACAAATTCTTTAGGTGTATTAGGTTCTGTTGGAATAAGTAATTTTAAGTCTTTGATTTGTTGTGTTAATGATGCAACTTGTTCTTGTAATTGAGCTGTAGTTGTATATTGACTATCATTATTTAATTGAGAAACATTTGTTGGTATTTGAGCTATTATTTGTGATTTTGTACCAGAAATAGTAGCATTCATATCTTCAGTATTAGTATAATCTTCTAATTTAGTATCAGTATAAGCGTTTGCATTATTTAATGTTTCAATACTTGTTTCAGCTACAACAGTATTCATAGTCGTAGTATCTACTTTTTTATCATTTAATTCATTACATTTACTATTTAATACTGATAGATTATTGTCTGTTAAAGATTGATTATTATCTACTTTTGTATCTAATTGAGAAATAAGAGATGTATTCCTATTTATAGATGTTAATAATTCATTTTCTTTATCTTGTGCTCTGTTAATTTCAGTTGTTAATTCTGTTTTTAAACAGTAAGGTGATAAATCAATAATTGGTCCTAAGGCATCCCATTCATTGTCTATAGTCCAAACATAATTCATAGAATCTGAAATAACATTATAAACATCACCAACTCTATTACCAGTTGTTGGTAGTGCTTCTTTATTACGTACAGATCCTTTTGGTTTGTAAACAGAGAACATCATATTATCAATTTCAGTTCTTGTATAGACTGTATTTTTATCTGCTTTAACAATATTTAAATTACTAATTAAACCTGAAAGATCATGATTTAAAGTATTTATAAGAGTAGTTAATTGATTACTTGCTTGATCTACGTATTCAGTAATAGATTTAACGGAAGTATATTTTTCTTCACTATTTTTATTTTCTTCCGTAATTTCTGTAACAATATTATTTATAATTTGTTTTTTAATTAATTCTGCATCTACATATGTTTGTTCGGCTTTAGCATTTATTGCATTTATAAATTCTTTTGTAAAAACAGGATATTCTTTTGATTGATTTCTATTTCCTTTACCGGCTCTAATTTCAGCATATGTGTGAATACCATCTCCATATACATACCAAAGATCTGTTTTTTCACCTTGATTTGGATACATAGCATATACTTGAGTATTTAATGGTATAACAGTACTATAATAATGTCCTTTTTCATCATAAAAAGATACATCATGAATTACTTTGTGTACAATTCTATTTTCAGTTACTTCTACCATTATATTATCCTATTTTCTTTTTATAACTTCTCGTATTGCTGTATCTGCATCTATTGTTTCAATATATCCTTTTTCAGTATCAGTAATTACTTCTTGAATATCTGTATAAGGATTGCCAAGAGACTCGTGAAGTAAACACCAATTATCAGGATTGCTATAATCGTCATCATCTAATGTTTCACCCACATAGTTATATATTACCCAGTTTTTGTTTGTTAATTCAGCATAAGTAATAATCTGTCCGAGACATCTATCTGGACTTATTGTATTTTCCTTTAAATAATCCAGAGCACTTGGTAAACCAGCAAAAATTCGTGGTTGTTTTGGATCCTTTTCAAACGCTGTTGATACATTCACCAAATATAGTGTATGTGGACCTTTCCCAGGAATTGGTTGTGGAGGAAAACATGGTCCAAACATCTTAGATAGTCTTAAACTATTGTGTTGAAATATCATATCAGTCATATAGTTTAGAACTTTATTGTTCTATATATAAAATAGCTAAGGAAAATTTCAAAATGGGATATTGTTTAAAACCTAATATTGTTTATATGACCAATCCTAAACATTTAGGCGTTGTAATTTTTCAACCAGTAAATGGTAATATTCAATTATTCGGTACTAATGTAATTCATTATAATAACATAAATGGTAAAAAAGAAGTTATAATACCATCTTTTAAAGAATTAATTTGTATTACAGAAGATTGGATGATGAAAGATACAGTAAATCCAATGACTGGACTTACTAATTTCATAGGATTTATAACAGACAATCCAGAAACTGAAATATGGATAAATAATACTGGTGCAATAAACGAAACAAAAACACCAACATTCAGCTTAAAAACAGGACAATAGAAATCATTTATATAGAAAGAGCGCCCAGGAGAAGGAGGAAAACCTTGGAACGCTCTTATCAGTGTCTCGGAAAAATTATAAAATAGCACACTGACTGTTATTAGAACTTATGCTTGTTTAATTTTATCCCATTTTGAGAATTGAATGATTTGATTTTTATCATTATCTTCTGGTAATACCCATTCTTCTTGTACCATTTTATTATAATCTAATTGTTCTACATATCCTTTATGAATAAGATCTTCTTTATTTATTCTAAATCTAACTAAGTCTTCTGAGTTTGATTCTTTAATGGTTTTTTCAATATCAGAAGAAGTAATATAATTTACATAAAAGGTATCAATTAAATCATTATCGAAAAAATATTTATATATAGAAGAACCACCACAAACAAAAACATCATCAAAATTACAAGAAGCAAATAATGCTAATTCTGGCTTATTCACACTTATACTTATTCCTTTACAGCTAGTATGAATACTTCCATATTCAAAACTAGCTTTAATAGGACTCTCTTGTGTATGATCTATAACAATATTTAATCTCTCTTTAAGAGGTCTATTAGGTAAACCATAATAAGTTGTTGATCCAAATATACAAGGATTACCAATTGTTAATAACTTAAAATATTCTAAATCTCTCTTAGATTTCCATATTAACTTATTCTTAATACCAATTACATTATCTGGACCAATACATACAACTGCATTAACTCTAGTCATTAGTTCTATCTCCTTTTAATTCACCACGTTTATGAAAAATTAAATCTTTATAACTGAGATTAGTTTGTTTATATTTATTTTCATAAGGTTTAACAAATGGTTTATTTTTCCAATTACTAATTTGTGCATTTAATCTACTTTGACTTATATTATAACGTGTTTTATATGTAGAAGATAATGACTTAATAAATAACAAAATTTTACCAGATATTAAACCAGCTTTATATAAAAAGATTTTACCTAATAAAACTGTTTTTTTATCAAATCCAATAGGATCTTGCTTTTCATAAAATTTAGCAATTTGATCATGATATTTTGCAGAATCATTGTATTGTAAAGATAATTCTAACGCTCTTTTAGTAATATTTTGTAAATAAGATGCTTCCAACATCATATCACCAGAATTATCTTCATCACTAATAACATCTATTAAAGATTTATCATTATCATTTCCACAATCTACTTTACTATCTAACGATAATCTAAAAATAGACATGCCCTCATCTTGTGTTGCTAAAAATGCTCTATGTCTTCTATCACCAGAAATAGAAGCTCTCAACAAATAAATAAACTCCTTATACTGTACTGGTGTATATTGTACAGTACTAGGTTTAGATAACTGCTCAGGATGAAACCATCTAATTCTATAAAAATTACAGACTTTAGAATATTTCGCCCAGTATTCGCTACTGAAATCTTCAGCGGAGCCCTCGGCATTCGCTGAAAGAAAAGAATTATAATCAATAAAACCTTTTAAATAAGAGCTCATTGATTTTATGCATTTTTCAAAGAGTTCTTCCGTTTCATTCATAAAAGGCTGATTTTGCTTGAGATAATCTGCTTTTTCTTCTAAAGTTTTTTCTGGATCTTTAAGAACTTCAATATATGGTTCTAGTTGCTTTTCATCTAAACATGTATAAATTAGTAAATTTTCATCATTTCTGCAAGCACTTAAAAACAAATTTATATCTGTGCATCCATTCTCAATGAATTTTTTGAAAGCTAATTTTCTATTTGATCTTTTGTTAAGTCTTGCTTTTTTTATTTGCTTTGTCATTTCTTTAGACTTCTCCTTTTAAAAAAAGTATATTTTTATATTGAAGTCAATAATAAATTGTGTAAAGTTGATTTGATTACTATTTGGAAGAATATTTTTAATAACCACCAAAATTACCGAGATTTTTATTAGTTTGACCACAAAGAAAATAAAGATCTTGCATATAAACGTACCAAGCTTGAACAATATGATGTAGTTCTTCTAAGCCGTCTAAAGTATCATCATCTTGAATATAACTTGTTACGATATTATCTGTTAATTTTTCACCAAATCCGCGAGCTTGATTAATAGCATTACGAGTTTGTTCTTGTTTCTTTTTATCGATAACTGACTGTATTCTTTTTTCAAATAATTGAATCTGGGACTTAAAATATCCCAGATCAATTAAAGTCATATGTCGTTTATCGTTAGAAAGATTAACAAAGTTTTTAATATTTTTGAGAAAATTTACAAAATTAACAATATCTTTATCATCTTTAAAAATATATTGTAATTGTTCTTTTATTGTCTCAAAATCTAAGCTTTCAACTTTATCAATATTATTTGGATAAACTACATTTGCCATGTTATTTCCTTTACGATGTTAGTTACAGTACGATATAAACTGCGTAATTCATCTTCATTATGACAAATTACTTCGAATGTTTTTTCATAAACTTCTTGATCATCTGGTGTTTCTACAAATCCTAATGCAAAAAGTTTTTTATCACACATCTTACGACTTACTTTTTGTAATTTAAAATCGAAGAATATATTCGGAATATCTATACCATTACATCTAAAAGAAACTGGAAGACGTTTACCTGGATCAGTATGGAGATATGATGATATCATCCATTTTTTATAAGCTTTATTACCAGCATTATACAATAAAATATTTCCTTTAATAATCCATGGTCCATGTTTAGGATAAGCACTATTCATATTATATTTATTGATAAAAAGACCTAAAAACTTATATAAATATTTTTTAAATTTTGTCATGTGTATTTCCTTTTTTAATTTTCAGCAAATTTAAGTAACTCTTCTACAGTCATATGAAGGGCATCAGCTATTAATTTAGTTTGTTCTTCATATTTATCTGTTGATTTATGAAAATGGTGTTTATCACATAAAAGAATAAGATTGTTATCATGATATAATAGATCTTTTCTTTTTGATCTTAAGTGTATATGATGTACTTGAGTTCCAGGTTTACCACATACTCTACATTTACCATTATCTCTTTTAATAATACGTTCTCTAGCCTGTATCCATAATTCTTTAGTTTTATCAGATTGCTTTTTAAGTTCACCTTTAGCTAAAGATACAGTTGTCTTTTTTAGTGAGGAAGATGCTTTTAATGTTGAATTTCTTTTAAGTGTAGAGTTAGAAGAATTTAAAGTTTTATTTTTACTTACCAAGGGAGACTTTTTTAAGGAGTAAGTTTTTCTACATTTTAAAGGAGTTTTCTTCATTAAAAGCACCAAAAGTGAGAGAACCTAGTATTAGTGTTTTGCAATTTAAATGAAAGGTTTAGATTCTCTCACTCCTCTTTTTCAGATTAACGATATAGGATACTAAAACGGTATATCGTCATCTGTAACTAAAGACGCAGCTTGAGCTTTATAATTATTATTTTGATTATAAGTCTGTGTAGGCTGAGTCATATTATAAGAAGGTTGTTGATTATAAATATTGTTAGCTTCTACTGTTGTAGCAGAAGAATTTTTAATAGCATCTCTAGCAGCAACATAGTTATTAACAATATCATCCATAATACCTTTCATTTGGATAAAATCTTCATCAGAAGGCATTTTCCAAAGATCTGGCATTGTGATAGCTTCATTTTCTTCTTTAAGTCTATCAATAACATCTGGAGTAGGTTCATAAACACCGAATGTAAGATTTCTTTCCCAACGACCATTATCAGAATCGCGAGAGAATTCAATTACATTACTTCTTTCCCATTCCATGAAATCTGGAGTTTCATTGTTTTTATATTGTTCCAACAACCAACGAGTTAAACCTGTTCCTTTTTGCTGTAAAACAGAAACATGTTCTTTATCCCAGTCATGTTTAACATCAGAATCTAATACAACAACTTTTACATTAGATGTAATATTAGCATCAAAAACTGGAATAGGACCAAATTTACCTTGTTTACATAAGTCTTCTTCTTTGAAGCCCATACTTAACAATTTACGTTTAGCTTCACAAATAGGGCATTTAACACCTAATTTTTTCAAGTGAGGAGTTTGTTCTGGACATACCATACGATGATTCGGACCACCGTTATCGTTATCAATCCAGTGAGTATAAACAATGTGGCTAAAAATTTTATTTTCTTTAGAATTAGGACGAATCAATTTAAACTTAAGATTACGTTTAAATCCTTTACGATTCTGAACCCAATCAATAGCAGGACCATTACCTGAAAAATCACCAGTATTTCTTTCGTTTAACACTTCATTCATCCATTCAATATTAATCTCTTTTGTCATATCTAATTATCCTAATTTTAATTCATTTTACCGTTTTCGATATGTTTAGACAGTTATCGAACCTGTCATATAAAATAGAAGTATTTTATTTTTGGAGTTTTTGAAATTATTTTTCCAAACAGTATATAGAACTGTATTTTTTCAAATAAAAACAACTATTTACCTCTTAATAATAATTTTTTTCCATAGTCAATTAAATCTATTTTTTGCTCTTCTGAGTTTTCTGATTTATTAACAAATTGAATAATAATATCTTCTTCATTTTCAGTTTTGATCTCTTCTGTAACTTGTCTATTTACTTTAATTCTATTAACATCAATATGAATATCAGTTTTTTTAAACTTTTCTAATTTTGCTTTTATTTCATCAGTTAATAGAATATCCATAGAAATATCTACTTTTACATAATTATTATCATTAGCTTTTAATATATCATTTATATTAGAGTCATCAAAAATTAACCAATCAGGACATTCAAATGATCTTCTTTTAACTTTATTTGTTTCAGTATCATAAATAAGTATATTATTTCTAGCTAATCCAGGATCTTTAAATGATAATCTTTGAGTACTTCCAGCTATTTGTATATTTTTTCCATAATTACCACCAGAATGATAATGTCCTTGTAAAGTCATCTTAAATTGTTTTAATGTAATAATTTCTATACCTTTTTTAGTTAAAATACCACCTCCGACATCTACTCCTTTTAATTCTAGATGAGAAAATACGATTTTATTCTCTTTATCTTTAATTTTAGCTAAAAACATCTGTGCTTCTTCATCATCAGGTATAAAAGGCATAAATACAAAATCATTAACTATTTGTGGTGTATCGTAAACTATTACATTATCCCAATATTTGTAAGGTATTAATTTATGAGCATATTGGTTATTTGTACTCGAACTCCAATCGTGATTACCAACTAACATATGTAATTTATATTCTTTTCTAATTTTATCAATAAATGTACATACTGCTAATTGTGTTTGACAAGAAATTGTATCACCAACTGGCTGATATAGATCACCAAGAAATACAATCTCATCGATATTTTCTTCTTTAGCTACTCTTAAAATTGTATCTGCACAAGACAAATGTTCTAATTCTCTAACAGTAAAACCATCTGGCGTAATTTGTGAAAATCTATGCTGATGATGAAAATGTATATCTCCAAAAGCTAATATTTTCATTAATCTTCCTCCACAGTTGTTTTACCTAAAGCTTTTATACATTTAATTTTTTTAGGAATACTACCAATAACAGTAGAATTATTACTAATCCATAATACAGATTCTACTTCTTCAGATTTATCTTCAATAATATTAATAATTTGATCTATACCTATTTCATCAAGTTGACTTTCTATTTCATCTAAACACATTAAATTAAATCCAATCTGTGATGTAGATTGAATAAGATCATATAAACCTAACTGAATGGCTAAATCTACACGTTTCTTTTCACCACCAGATAAGCCTGATATAGATTTCTTAATACCATTACTATTTACTGTAATATTTATAGCGGCTCCATCAAGTGTTAAAGAAACTTCAGTATTATTAAAAAATAAATGAATATATTTTTGCATACAATGATTTAAATACTGTATATCTTTATTCAATAGATATGGTCTTAATTCACCTTTAGCACTTAATAACTTATAGTAATAATCTGATAATTTCTTTTTATATTCAATAGTACTAATATCTTTTTGTATAACTTCAATTTTAGAATTTAAATTAACTATTTCATTTTTATAGTTTTCTAAATTTTTATCAAATTGTTCTATTTGATTAGTATAAGTATCTAATTTGTTTTTATAATTTAAAATATTTTTATCACAAGATTCTATATTAGCTTTAACCGCATTATAAGAATATTGTAAATCATTTATTTGTTTAAAAACTTCTGATTTTTCTTTATCTGCAGTTTGAAAAGATTGATATAACTGACTCCATTGTTGTCTTTTTTTAGTAATTATATCTTCTTTTTTAGCTATTTCTTTTCTATAGTTATCAATTATATTTTGATATTCATTTAATTTTGCTTGTTTTTGTTGTTTTTCTTCTTCTGTCCTATCTAAAGGTTTACCACATGTAGGACATTTATCTTTAACAAACCAATCATTTATTAATTTTATTTCTCTATTTAAACTTTGAATATCATATTCTAATTTTTGATTTTCAGATTTTAAATTATTAGCTTCATCTTTTATAGTATTTAATTGTTTTTGAAGATCTGTTGTATCTATAAAAGTTTTTGTTCTTAACTCTGTTAACTGTTTATCTAAAATAGCTAATTGTTCTATTTCTTTTTGTTTATTTATTTCAGTATTGTTTAATAACTCTGTAATTGTGGTAGCATTAAAATTACTTACAAATGTACTTTTTCGTTGTTCTTCAGATGTTATCATTGAAGTATATGTATTAATACTACCTTGAATACCACTTTCTTCTAATTTTTTATCTGTAATTTCTTTATTATATACTTTTATATCTTTATTAGCTTCATCTCTTACTCTATCCCAAATAGAATAATCACGTATACTTTCTAATGTTTGAATACGTTGTTGAGGTGTAAGTTTAGAAAAAGCTGCTTTAATATCTTGTGTAAGAATAATTGTACTTTGTAGTAAATCAAATGGAATTTTTATTAAATCATTTATTCTATCTTGTGTTTCAGTAATTTTATGACATGAAAGATCTTTATCGTTAATACTTAAAAACAGATTATTACCATCAGTACTATCTTTACGAGTACGAGTTATTTTAATCTCGCCTTGATCTGAATCAATATAAAGCGTAACTCTACAATTTTTACCAACTTTACTGTTAATAACTTCATCTGATAAAGCTTCATTAGTAAGAGTATTACCAGTAATAGCCCAGTAAATAGCAGAAATTAATGTTGATTTTCCAGATCCGTTTTTTGCATTAGGTTCATCTAAATTTATTCCTTCAATACAAAATAATCCTGGTTTTATGTCCAGGATTATTTCTTCTTGAATACTTCTAAAATTCTGAATAGAAACTTTAGTAATATTAAATTTATTCATATTAATCTCTTTGAAAAAATAATCTTATCTTATAGAATATAAAAATTAAGTCTAATAAATAAAAAAATTTTCCAAATAGTTAATATTATTTTGTTTCAGTAGGTTTTTCTTCCTCTTTATTTTCTTCAGGTTGTGGTTCCGGCGGAATCGGTTGTCCTTCAGAATCTACAGAAACTTCATCAATAGCAACATTACGATTATTAAACACACTACGAAAAGTATAATTGTTTTCTAAAGTGTCTTTAATAATATTACAAAGTAATGTTTTACCACTGTTCTTTTCACCAATAACTAAAATTTTTAAAGGTGAAGTAGATTCATTATATTGATTAATTGTATTAATATTGTTGGTCATGTGTTATCTCCACTTGTTTGTTAATAAAATTTTTAATAAAATCATGTAAGTCTTTTGCAAACTTTTTATCTATCTTTTTTGAACAATCTGAACAAATATAAACTTCAGATAAATCTTCAAAAGTTTCATCATCATATGTATTTACTAGATAATCTATGATTTTTTCTACAAATGACATCTTATAATCTACATTAGGATCAATAGTTTTTGCACAAATATCACATTTATCTACTAAAATCTCTACTTTTTGCTTTACTTTAACCATTATATTTCTCCTTTATCTACCATTTCATACAATTCATAAGCATTATCTACAAGTTTATCAAATGTAAGTGGTCTTTTTTCGGGATTTAATTTAAATCTTTTATATTCTTCAATACAATCTAATTCTATCGCTGTCATAAACATAGAATTAAAAATATGAAGTGCTTCTTTAGCTTGTTCTTCAGTATCAAATACTACCCAACAAACATTTTTATTCTTAAATTTATTACGAGTATGTTCTTTATCTACTAAAGTTACATTCCATCCATATTGTACTTTTAACTTATTACAAATTTCATCAGTTGTCATACCAGCAAAATTAGTGCCTTTCCAATTAACTCTGATATTACAAACATCAGTAGATTTCTTCAAAACATCACGATCTGGTTTAATAAAAGGTAAATAATTATCACAATAAAAAATATCACCAATCTTCTTATTAACTTTTTTAATCTTAATTTTAGAAGTCTTTAATGCTTTTTTAACTTTTTCAATTTTATTAACAATATTTTTATTTTTGATATTAAATTCTTCATCAGATAAAACAAAAGGCATCAAATTCATTTCTTTAACTCTCTATAATCTCTAATTAACTGCTTTAAACCACTACACGAATTACCATTATAGTTTGTATTTACATGGTAATTTGCTAAACACATTATCTTAGAAGTACATTTTTTACAAAAAATATCACGCTTTTTTTCTAATTCTTCTAATTTATTTATATAATCCAATGAATTATCTACTGTTTTTATATAGCAAATATTATCTTTAAAGTCATAAAAACCGAATTTATTCTCAGGTAATATATAAGCTGTTTGAATATTATAGTTATCGATTGGTAAAATTCCATCTAATTGTAATTTATTTTGAAAAGCGAACTTCATTTCTTCCGAATATTTTAAAATAGCCTTTATTGTGCTTTCAGAGCTCGTATACTCACGAAAATCAATTTTATTATAGTTTGACTTAAAAAATGGAATTACTTCCCAGGACTTAATTTTTGCGTCATTAAGAGCTTTTATAATATAACCTATATTATTTGTACAGGATATATCAAAAGATTTAACATTTATGATCTTATCAGTTTCTGAAGCTATTTTACAGTTATATAAAGTTTGTTTATTAAAATATTCATTAAAATTTAATTTAACATTAAAACTTTCACAATGATTAAACATTGATTTTTTGATATTTAACAAATTAGTCCAAACATTTACTTTTTTACTATATGATTTACATAGAATATATAACAATTCAAAATAAAAATCAGATAAAAGCGATATTTCACCACCAGTAAGATCAATTTGAACAATGTTATATTTAAAACTAAGACTTTTTAAAGCTTGATCTAACCAACTTAAATCTAAGGTATAACCTGTATTTATCTTATCTTGAAACAAATATAAAGGATCATCTATATTAATCCTATAAAGGGGAATAATATTAATTCGAATTGATTTTTTCGAACCTAATACCATCTATACCATCCTAAAGATTATTTTAAATCAGTATTATTTAAAATCCAGTTAGTACAATCTTCAATAGTACGCCACTCTAAGCACTCATATCCCTCTTCTGCCAAGCGCTTTGTCCATTCCTCTTGCTCTAATGATTTTTTACCTTTTTTGAATTTAAACTCAACAAACGTCGCTTTACCCTTATTGAAAATTACCAAGTCAGGAAAACCAACAGCGCTTCCCATAAGAGTCATATGAGTTTTGTAAATTGCTTTAGTTCCAATATCTCTCATAAGTGATATTGCATTATATGTGTCTGTACAACTTACGATCATATTGTGAGCTCTTAGTTTAGCTACACATACCTTTTGAAGTTCATGTTCTGATTTTAATTCTTCTTGAGTAACATTTATATTCGCTTTAATCTTTTGATTAATCGAAAGTTTTTTACTTGTTGTTGATTTTGTTCTTCTTACATAGGTCATTTATTATTCTCCTTTTTGCTATGGCTTTTTGATATTTTATCTTTAACAGTTTTACTTCTTCCTGATATCCATCCTTCATCAGGACATTCCTTTTGAAATTTATTTACATTGTCTTTTGTCCACCAATGTTTACCTTTATTACTTTCTGATACTATTTTTGAAATTTTTTCTTTAAAATTATCATTAAATCTTTGAGCTTTTAATTCTGGGTCTTTAAACCATCTATTAAATTTTTCAGAATTTTTAACCGAATGAGACATATTTTTACGATATTCATCTGATGCTATTGTTTTCTTTCTTTTTTCTGAATTTTTAATGGATATAGATATCTTTTTCTTTGTTGCTTCTGAAAGCTTTTTACCTTTACTTGCTTTAGATAATTTTTCTTTGTATTCTGGTTTTGCCTGAGCTATTCTCAAATTTTTATTATGTTTTTCTTTTGCTATAGAATTCCATTCAGATTGAGGTCTATTTAACCATAAATTATAACCTCCAGCGGATACAATAGCATTTTCTGAAATAATATATTCTGTTTCTTTTTGATTTAACTCTTCTTGAGTTATACACCAACAAAGTATTTCTCTTTTAAAATTTTCTTTACCGTATTTTTTTAAATCACTTCGGTATTCTTTATTTTTGCAACTACCCCAATATTTTTCATCAAAAGTACTTTTTCTATGTTGTCCGACATAACATCTGTTATTAATTAAGCATGTTATCTTATAAACATATCCATAATAGATAATTTCTTCAGTCATTTATTATTCTCCTTTTTGTTAGATATTATACTGGATATGCTTTTTCATCTCTACGTACGTATTCAACTCTACATCCACCTGATGGTGTTATCATACTTCCCCAATTACCATAAGGACATACTGAAGAACCAGCTCCTCCGATACCAGAAACTGTAGTTCTAGAACCTTTTAAAGGATATCCAAGAAGTCTTGCTTGAGCAGCATCTATAATCCATGCTGAACCTCCACCACCATTTCCAGCCCATACACCAGTACCACCATTACCTCCTTGATATGCTCTTGCAAATTCAACGTTATTTATTTTTACATAAGCATAATTACCAGTTCCTCTTGGCCACGATTTTATTTCAACATGTGTTTCTTGTGGTATATATACACTAAATTCTGCAAAACCACCACCACCTGGATAAGTAGTATAAACCCATCTTACACCACCATTTTTATGAACTGCATAACCTTGTCCATTACTACCTATTGCACCACAAATTGAAAACTTATAAACACCTGGTTGTAAATATCCGCTCCATTCACCTTCAGCTTGTTCAAGTAAATTAACTAAAAAGTAATCATATTGACAAACAATTGAACGAATACTACCTTTCATATATTCAAAAAGATTTTTTAAGAGATAATTAATATCATCTGCTTCTATTAACTTATTTACAGCATCTGCTCCAATAGTCTTATATTCAAAATCAGTGTTTTCTCTATAAACTAAATAAGTTGCTGTATCAAATTGACTGCTTAAAAATCCTAAATGACAGTTACAAAAGATTAATAAATCATATAGAAAATCAAAATAAGTACCTGCAGTAATCTTTCTATCTAAATTAGTAATACCTATATTATTTAAATAGTTTATTAAATCAGTATTTATTTTTTCTTCAGTTGTTTCTTCAACAGAGGTTTTACACGTAGCTCTTACTAAAATAGTTCTTTTATTATCATTTTCATCTTGAACATTAAATGTAACTGAGTCACCTTCACGCATATAATCAGGAATATCTAATTTATGTCTTCCTTTCTTAATAAACTTAAGATAACCTCCACCATTTTGAACAGCATTTGTTGTAGATAAACTTATTCCTTCACCCCAAAGATATGAAGTGCTTTCTCCGAATAAAACAGGACCAATTGTTTTACCACCTGGAGACCATTGACCATTTTGACCTCTGTTACCATTAAATGAATCTAAATCTTCTGTAATTATAATATCTGTACCACCTGAAAAAGTTGCAGTACCAGCAGCTCCACCTACATCACCACCGCTGAAAATCCAACGAGTACCACCACCTCCTCCTTGACCAGCCGTAGCTAATCTCATAGTAGAGTTTTCAGATTTAATATAATCCATTGTACTTGGATTTGATCCACTACCGAATTTTAACTTTACTTTACAATCTTCATATAAGTAAAAGTCACCAATTATTCCTGATCCAGAACCTCCAGAAGATCCATAAAAATAAAACCATTTACCCCAATATTCATCTCCATGACGATTACCACCGCCCCCAACCAATGCTAATTCATAAAGACCTGGACCTAAAACTACAGTATGTTCATCATTGTTACCTGTATGAGGATTAATTACGTAAGTTCCTTCTTGTCTATCTGGAGCTGTTACTGCAGTTGTACTACTAGCTGTTTGAGTTTGTGGTCTATAAATATTTTTACAGTTAGCAGTAATATAATTCGAAATATATTGTATGAATTGTCTATATGTCAAATTTCCAATTATCATAATCAATCCTATTTATATCTATAATCGGTTATAGTTATATATCCGTTTCCATTATTATAACCTTGGGTATGTAAAGATTTATCTTGAATCTCATAACATCTATCTGGATTTATATAGGATGAACCACCGCCTCCTCCACCAGCATTCCACCATTGATGTACACCTCCAGCAGCATATACATATGATCCTCCTGATCCACCACCATACCAGCCAGCACCTCCAACACCAGTTGATCCACCAGAACCAGAAATACAAGCTCCTCCTAATCCAAAACTACCAGCATTACCATTACTACCATAGGCTTCACCAGGACCACCTGAACCACCTGATGTTTGAGAACCTCCATAACCTCCTTGACCTGCACCAGTTTTACCTGTTTCACTACCTCCATCACCACCTGCATAACCAGTACCTTGAGCATTTACTCCTCCTCCTATACCTTGATTACCTCCAGCTCCTGCTACAATAAGTCTAGATTGTAAAGACGCTGTATTTGTAACTCCAGTATTATTAGTACGTATATCAGCTGCATTATAGATTACTGAATTATTATTACTTGGGATTCCACCTATGTATAAATATAACTTTTCGTTAGGAGTAACATCTAAATTACATTGTACTCTTCCACCTTTACCACCATTATCACCATAACCTTTACTAGCTACACAATCTACTTGTATATTTGTTACATCTTCAGGTACAGTATATGTAATAAATGTATTTAAAGTACGATAAGACGTTATTTCTTTTTGTCTTAGTCTAATATTAATAGTTTCATCTTTAGTTACAGTCATAGTACCAGTTTCAGTTAAACAATCTGTTTTAGATACTACATAATAAATTATCGTTCCTTCTGGTACAGTTACTCGATCTGTTACTTGAGTAATACCATTTATTGTTAATGTAATTTCAGCACCTGATGGATTTGTAGTAAATATAACTGTATAATATTTTCTTAATTTAACAGTTAATGTTTTTGTCATACCCATTAATGTTCTATTTGATTCTGTTAAATAACCAGATTTACTTACTGTATAATAAACAGATGTATATTGTTCTACAGTAATATTATTTCCTTGTTGAACATATTGTGGATCTTCACTTGTTAATACAACATTAGCATCAGATGGTATAGCATTAAGTGTTAATGTAACCATATTTGGATCATAATGAAATCTTATTGTAGTAGGTAATAAGTATGCATTAGCATTATTAAAAACATCATTTAATAAACATTTAATAGCCGTTTCTATATCTGTCTTATTAAAATCTACATTTACAGGCATCTGTGTTACATAATTAATATCTTGATATGTAACTTCTCCTGAATTATCATAAAAAACAAAAGGTCCATGTCCAAAACTATCATTAATAAGTTTTAAACGTCCTGTAATAAATGCAGAAATATTATTATACCAATGAGTAAGACTTTTAATAGAAACTTCTTCTAAATCAAATGTAGAATATTTTGTACTTAAATTTCTACTACTTAAAAATGTCCTGAATTGATCTTCTACAGCAGAAGCTGGAACAACTTTTGTAATACTATCTACTGTAGTTCCATAAAGCTCATATTTTCCATTTAATCCATATAAATTAGCAATACGAAATTTTGTACCATTTTTTAATTCATCTGGTATTTCTGGATTGAATGCATCTATATTAACACATATTGATTTAATTTTTTCTAAAGTTTCATTAACCAACAATGTATAAATAATTTCAGTATTACTAATAGGCATTTTTATTAATCTTCTGTTGATCCACTTTCGTCATTATCAAAAGATGGAAAGTTTTCAATAAACTTAGTATATAATTCAGATAAATCACTATCTTGTTTTTCTTTTACTTTATTCATAAAATCACTTTCTAAGAAAGAAAGTCTGTATGTATATAATGTATCTCTATATTCAACAGCTTCTTTAGCTTTATTAGAATAAAATTCAATAGAAGAATTATACCATGAAATCATTTCTAATAATGATTTAAAACCGTTTTGTTTAGCATATGTCTCTAAAGTATCTTCAATATAATTATTGATTTGATCTAAAAATGTATTAATTACTGTTGAAAATTCAATGTTATTAATTTCACCAAATGTTAATGTAGAATTTAATTTAAGTTTATTATTAACTATTGTAAGATCTTCATTAGTAGCATAAATATCTTTTCCAAACCAATCTTTATATCTTTCATTAGAAACATATTTTTTAGCTAATGTAAGATTACTAGTCCATATAACACTACCATCTTCCATTTTTACATAGTATTTATCTGCAGTAGATAGATCACCGTAAATTTTCATTATAAATCACCTTTTGATTGAATTTTATACTTATTAACTAGAACTATTAAAAAGTTATGAAAAAAACCATATATAATATTAATATATTATATATGCTTTTCAAAAAATGTCAAAATTGAGGTCTATTTACTAAAATTTATACATATTTAGACAGAAACGTCTATTTTTTCTCTAAAAATTAGTATTTACTAAAATTTAATAATAAACTTTATTTTATATATAGTAAATATAAGTTATTGATTTTTAATAATATTTAAAAAAACGTTTACTATTTGGAAAAATAATTTCAAAAATTCAAAATTTTGAATAATTCTATTAATTGTCCATATGACGCGTTTAAAGACTCCAAAAAAAATAAATTTAAAAACTTAAAAAACAAAATTTAAAAAGTCTTTAAAACAATCTTTAAACAGTCTTTAATAATACAGTTAATAACGACTATATCATAAGAAAGGTTTAAAATGTTAGGAACAATCAATCTTGAAAGTGAATGGTGTAAATACACATTAGGTAAAACATATTTTCTTTCAATAAATAATTATAAACTTGATATAGGAACATACAGAAACCTTTTTTCACTACATTCAGTACTTTTAGATTTTGTAAATGGAAAGTGTAAGAATAGTTGCCCACTTTTTAAAGTTTCTTTTAATACTAAATATTTTTACATAAGATATGTACCTACTAATAGATCAATAGGTTTTTCTAGAAAAGATATTTATAATCTTTTAAGAGTTATTAAAGCTGAAATAGAAACAAAAAGTACATTAAAACTTTAGACGTCAATTTCATATAAATTTTTAATTTCTGTCTTACCAGTCTTTGTATCTTGTACTTTTACTTTAATATCACTATCGTCTTTATCATTAACTAGTACATCAACGATTCTGTATTCAGGCATATCCATTTGAGGCATTTGATTCATTTCTTCATCATCAGCATTTTCAGGACCATAATTTCCACCACCTATATTTACATCTCCAAATTCTACATCAGGTGTTCCATTATCAACAGAAACATCACTATCATTTCCTACATCAGGAGTTTCTACTGATGAACTAGAAGAAGTTGTATTTGTATCTGGAGCATCTATTCCAGCTGTTATTTTATCAGCTTCCATACCTGGTTTAAAACCTGTTGCAAAATCAGCAGGTGAATCATCTTCTTTTAAAGGAATATTATTATCATCATTAAATTGTTTCATAAAAGCATCATACAAGTTTGTAGATTCATACTTAAATTCATTAGGATCTATTTCTTTATCAAGATCTCCTAAATCTTCATCATCATTATCTTCAATATTAACTATTAAACTATCAGCAAAATCTGATAAAGGATAAACGAAGTCATCTAAGAAAGCAGATTCTTTTGATCCATTTTTAGGTGAAATTTGACTAGCAATAGCTTGTGTATTATCACGAAAATCGTTATTTTCATCATAAAATGTAGATAGAATCTTATTTGAAATATCATATTTATCATCATCTGATAAATTATCAATATTTGTTTGTAAAAGATTATTACATTTTGCAACCATCGAATCATAATCTTTTAATAAAGCATTGGCATTTCCGAGATCATCTAAGAAATTAAAGAAATCTTTTGTCTTTGGATTAATATACTGAGCTGATGTAAAATTATCAGTATCAACATTAGCTGCTTTAGCACTAGCTCTTGCAGTTTTACCAATATCAACACCTTTTTTATAGCTATTTAATCTATTTCTTAGTTTATTAACTACAGATTTATATTTATTGTCAACAGCTAAATTTTGAATAGTCTGAGCTGTATTATAGTAGGTATTTCCAAATAATGCACTTTTAGCTCCAGGATCACCCCATTGCCAAAAATCTGCTTGAAAATCATTATAAAAAGCTTCCGCTCTTTGTTTAGCTAATTGACGAGCTTTTTCGTCTTTACCTTTAGTATTAAAAAAAGTACTACCAGTATATTCACCTTGGTCATTCATTAATTCATGTGGGTCGAAACGTAATTCTTCAGAAAGATGATCTACCCATTTTTGACATCTTTGAATAAATGTATCAACATTAGTAATTCTTTTTGTTTTATGATCTATAATATCTTTACCAACAAACATATCCTGTAAACCCCAAGGTCTATCTTTCTTAATAGGAGTATATATTTGAGAAGGAGCATTTACATTTAATTGTAAGCCAGCTTTAATACGATTTTTTATATTAGAATCTTGATAATTTTTTAATTGTTGTTGTTCATCACTTGTTAAGTTATTAAGCATAAAAGAATTAGTATCCATGTTTCCATAGATATCTCTAGCGCCTCTAGAATAACTTATTTCATCAAGTAATTGTTCATTTAGACTAGTGTCTTTTTTTTTATCACCTAAGAATTGAACAGCTGATCCTAAAGAACCAGTTGAAGTACCAAAACATTCATTTACAGCACCATCTTGAATAGGTTTAAATGGATATTGTGTATTATTTTCCTGATAAACTTCATCTAATTCTCTTAATGCATCTTCCTCAGTCATAAAAGCAGAAGCTTGATCTAGTGAATTAGTAAGTAAGTTACCTTCTCTCCAAGCATCATTTAAATATAAGATTTGGTCATGATTCATATCTTCATATTGTAAATACCAAAATCCTGTTTCTTCATTTAAACTTTCATCTTTTTTAAGAGTATCACCAAGTTTATTTTTATCTAATGGTTTATTATATAAAATATGATTTAATTCTTTTGATGTATATTGATTTAATTTAGTAGAGTCTTTAGGTAATTTATTACGCATTTCTTTTTCTGCGTCTTTACCCATTTTCATAATTGGTTTTTGATGATCTCCAGCTGCTAATTTATTTGCTAAAGCTTTTCTTTCTTCTGGTGTCATATCTTCTGTTTCACCAGGTAACATGACTCTATCACCAATTCTATTATGATTTTCATCTGTAATATTGTCTAACCATTCTCCCCATTTACCAAAAGGTGATTTAGCTGCACTAAAATCTGATTTATTCTCAACATCTTCGTGTAATTTTATATTTTTAGGTAATGGATAATCATTATCTTTTAACCATTGATGTAATTCAGCAACATTATTAAATAATTCTACTTCACCATCATGAGAAAGACAAAGATTGTCATTTTGTTTAAAAATTCTAGCATTTTTATTTAAGAGAGTAGCAGTATTACCTTCTTCATTAATTTTCCAAGTATCATTACCCATATCTTTGTTAATTTTATTTATTTGGTTTAGAATACTTTGTAATTCGTCTGATATTTTTAATGATTGAGTAATCGTTTCTGTTGCTTTTTTAATGAGTGTATCTTTTTTATCTTCTAAATCTGGATCTTGATTTAATGTTTCATCATCTACCATAATGTTAGAATTAATATCATTTGGATTAAAGGTATTATTAGTTTGAATAACAGAAGTAAAGTTACCATCAGCTTCCATAAATGGATTCTTAACTACTTTAATTCCATTTTCAATAGAAATTTTTTGTAAAGATTCATTCAAAATATTTAAAAATTTAGAACGAAGTGTTAACGTTTTACTCATCTGTTATATCTCTCTAATATTATTCACAAAAAAATTTATCCATTCTCTTTAAGAACTGTGAAAGAGATTCATTTTCTTCAATTTTAATTTTAGAAGTTTTCCATTTTATAATATATCTATCGTCTGCTTTTTTGATACTCTCTTCTAAGCATTTGTAAATAGATTGACAATTTTCACCATAATTAGGTCTGTTTGCTCTAAAAGCATTTAATTTTAATTCATCTTTTGTTTCTTGATCTCTTTTTCTGATATATTTATTAATATAATCTTCTACATCACTTCTATTTACTACGATTTTTCCTCTTGCAGATGTAATAAACTCAATTTTATCATTATTATCTGCATATTCAAGAGCTTTAAAGAAATCTTCGTCTTGATCCATCATTTCAGCAACATACTGAATAACGTAGAAAGTATTAGTAGGTTCACCCATATTTCTATCAATCTTATCCCCTAGATTTGTATCTAAGAATGTAAAAGTTTTTGAACCATCTGGATTTTGAGTTACTTGTACGTTATAAGTATTTTTATCTTTTATAATTTGTGAATTACCTAATGCTTTGTTATTTAATTCAGATTGATGTGTAAAATCTTCTTGAAATTGAGACATAGTAAATTTTTTCCTAATTAGTGAAAATAAATCTTACATTTTAGAACATTTTTAAATAGAAACAGAAATATTTTTTTGAATTTTATAGAAAAAAATAAATTCTATATAATATGTTTTTGAAAAAGAAGGATTTAATTCAGCATGAATAATTCACCTAGTAGTATGCAAATGGGACCTGGTCTTTATAAAAATTATGTATTTGGAGATAAGGTCTTTATATTAGATTATTTAGAAACAGATAATACAGCATTACTAATTGGAGATTTAGCTACTTGTGTTAATGATCCAATGATGTTTGGAAAGAAAATCCAAATTTATATCAATAGTCCAGGCGGAGAAGTTTCAGTAATGAAAAGTATTCTGTCATTAATGAGTATTGCTAAGTTTAATGATATTACTATTGAGACATATGTAATTGGTATGGCATATTCAGCAGCTTCTATTATTGCTATTTGTGGTGATATTAGATATATGACTAGATATGCTCAACATTTAATTCATTTTGGTACTGTTCCTAGTTTTGCTACTAAGTATAGTGAAATAGATAAGATTATGCAACAAACTAAAGAACACGCAGATCAATTAAACAGTATCTATATAGAAAATACGACATTAAATCAAGATAAATTAAATGAATTACAAAATGATGAACGAGGCTTTTTAAATGCTGATGATTGTTTAAAGTATAAGCTTTGTGATTACGTTTTAGAATATAATTTATTTGAAAAATATGATTTTAATGAAGCATACGGAAAATTTAATGAAGAATATTTTAAAAAAGGCTATTACAAAACAGAAGAAGAAATTAAAAAAGAGCTCAAAATTAATCCTAAAAATATTAAAAGCAAAAAAGCAAAGAGCAAAAGTAAAGTAGTTAAACAGGATAAGAAATAATGAATAAGCAAGAAATAATTGACTATTATAATGATCTGTGTGAATTATCAAGAGAAGAACTTTCAAGACTTAAATATAGAAGTATGAATCCAAAATATTCATCTTCTTTAATTGAAAGTATTTTTGGAAGTTGGAATGATTTTGTTAAAGAAGCAAAAGATTTTTTAAAACTTTCTAGATATGAAATACAAAAGGTATGTAATAAAAACAAAGCAGTTGTTTCTTATATAAGTGATGGTGCTAGCTTAAATCTTGATTTTTTTATTACATTAAAATATTATGCTGAAGTAAATAATGCTGATCTTTACATTTTATGGGGTAAATCATCTAAAGGTACTAAAACTTTTACAAAATATGAATATGAAATATTATCACCATATTTAGTTACAGAAGTTAACTTCACTAAAGATGAGCATACAATTATTAAAGATTTTCTTATTCCAATTACACAAAAAAATCCGTTAATGAATTTGGATAAATTATCTACATTTTATAAAACCGTTGTAGTAGGTTCTACAAAACAATATCTTAAAATTTTACCGTATAAACAATATACATCATATAGAGTAGCTTGTTCTACTGGTTCTTTGGGTGAAATTGATTATAAAGATACAGTAGCAGGTTATATTGATGCAAAATATCATACATTTGGTGCTATTTTATTAGAGTATTCAGAATCAGATCTTAGATATAAAGTAAGAAATTTAGTATATAAAGATAATTGTATTATTGATCTTAATAAAAAGTATAGTAAACAACAAGTTACTAATTTAAAATCCTCATTAGCAATGGTATTGGGCGATCTACATTTACCAGATGAAGATGAAGATGCTTTATCTAGTACAATGAGTCAAATTGATTTATTAAAACCAAAATTTGCTATGATTCATGATATAGCTTCTTGGAATAGTATTTCGCATCATGATTTTAATAATCATTTATCTAAAGTTAAAAATACTACAGAATATACTTCAGATTTAAAAACAGAATTATCTTCAGTATTACAAAGATTAGATTTCTTTACAAGCTGTTTTCCAGATGTTACTTTTAAGATTGTAAATTCTAATCATGATAATTTTATTGTCAAATGGTTAGAAAAGGGTGAATTCATTAAAGATTCTAAAAATGCTGTTATCGGAGCAGAATTGTTTGTTAAATACACACAGAATCGTAACATTTTAGATGATAAATTACCAGATAACGTTGAATTACTGAATTTTAATGAAAGTTTTAATGTAGGTGGTTTTGAATTAAGTGAACATGGTGATTCAGGTATTAGTGGTGCTAATGGTAGTATAAATGCTTTTTCTAAAACTTTTAGTAATAGTATTATAGGTCATACACATTCACCAGAATTAAAAGAAGATGTAGTTGTGGTTGGTACATTATCAAAGCTTAAACTTAGTTATAATCAAAAAGGTATGACTACTTGGGCTCATTGTAATGCTATTATTTATGAAAATAATACTGCACAATTATTGTTTTTATAAAAAACTTGAAAAATAATTTTAAAATTAGTAAATAAAAAATAATTCTATATAATATCTATAACAACAAAAGGATAATATTTATGGTTAAAAAAGTATTAGATAGTGAAAAAACAGTTAAAAAGTTAAAAGCTACTAAAAATAAAGTTAAAAAGATAAAACAACAGGAAAATGCAGAAGAGATTGAAAATTCTGAAGAATTAGATAATATTTCTGATGAAGAAGCTGCAAAATTATCTATTACCAATAAAGATTCTAATGATACTCCACATGTACATTGGAAACCAGTAGCTAAAACTGAAGAAAAGAAGAAAAAAGGAAATAATAACTTTTATGCAAAATGTAAAGATTTTTTTCATTTTTAATTTAATATAAATAATACGGAGAAACAAATGTATATAGTAACAGGTGAAAGCTGTATGCCTTGTAAAATGCTTAAAAAATGGCTAGCAGAAAATAATATTGAAGTTGAAGAACGCTTAGCATCTTCTATGTCAGATGAAGATATTTCTAGATTAGATCTTATACAAACACCTAGCCTTGTACTAGATGATGAAACTGTTATTGGTGGTTTAAATCCAATTATGGAGTATTTTGAAGGAGAAATGGAATAATGTCTGATAACAAAATGTATATTGCAATGGGACAAAACATTTTTTGTGAAGAAATTAAAAAAGAAAATAAAATCGGTACTTTAATTGTACCTGATTCTCTTGATTTAGACTTTACTTATGCAGAAATTATCTCTTGTCAAAATGGTTTTTTTGAAAATGGTACATTTATTCCAACAAACTTACAACCTGGTGATATTATTGCATTTCCTAAAGTATGTGGAACTAAAATTACATTAGATGGTCGTACAATGATCCGTGTCTACTTTAAAGACATTATTGCTAAACAAGTAGATGGCGAAATTGAAGAAACAAAGGAGTAAATTTTAATAATTAATAGTTCTATATAATGTGGCTAGTGATTCGAACACGAAAAGAATGCAACTCACATTCCTGCCACGTTTATATTTTAGAGTTATTAATTGGAGAATTAATAAATGTTTGACTTTGTTTCATTCTACAAAGAATATGGTATAGTTCGTAGTAAGTTAAAGAGAGATTACGAAAAAAATCCTTTACAAAATACAATAATTGGTAAAAATAAAGATACTGGTAGATTTTTTAAGATAAAAGATGCCGAAAATCCGTATAAAGAAGATTTAAATTATTTATATTTAGAATGTAATTGTACACGAGAAAGCTTATGTCAATACTTTAATATATCTTTACGTAGATTTAAAAAAATTTGTAAAAATTTACAAATTAAAAAACCTAAAGTACTTGTACAGAAAAATATAGAAAAAGCCTTTATTAATAATTATGGAGTAAATAATTGTTGGAAAGATCGTACTATTTTAGAAAAGCGTAAACAAACAAATTTACGTTTATACGATACTGAAAACGTTGCCAAATTACCAGAAATTAAAGAAAAGAGAAAACAAACTTGTTTAAAAACTTTTGGTAAAGAACATTATATGCAGACAGATGATTTTAAAGATAAAAGTAAAAAGACTAAATTGGAAAAATATGGTAATGAAACTTTCGTTAATTCTGATAAAGCTAAGTTAACTAAGTTAGAGCGTTATGGTAATGAGAATTATAATAATAGAGAATTAACTGAAAAAACTTGTTTAAAAAAATATAATGCAAAAAGTCCTTTAAATGCTGAATGTATTAAAGAACAAATTAAACAAACAAAGTTAGATCGTTATGGTGATGAAAATTATAACAATTGGCAAAAAGGGATAAAAACTAAAATAAAAAATAATACTTGTAATACTTCTAAAGATGAAGAAAAAATATTTAATTTTTTGAAAACTAAGTTTAATAAAATAGAACGCCAATATAAATCGGAAGAGTATCCTTGGAGATGTGATTTTTATTTACCAGAAATAGATACTTACATAGAGTATCAAGGACATTTTAATCACGGTAAATGTCATAATAAAATATATGGACCTTATAATAAAAATAACAAAGAGCATTTGCTATTGGTAGAAGAATGGAATATAAAAGTAATAGAAGGTCATGAACAATATAAGACTGCGATAGATGTTTGGACTGTTCGTGATCCATTAAAAAGAGAAACTGCTAAAAAGAATAATCTCAATTGGTTGGAATTTTTTACTATAGATGAATTTTTAAATTGGTTTAATAATATATAATAAAAAGGAGTAAATAATGAGTAGAAGTGCTTATTTTGATAAAGAAGCTCAAGATGCTTTAGTTAAAGGATTGAACCTAGTGGCTGATGCTGTGAAAACAACATTAGGCGCTGCTGGTTCAACGATCATAATTCAACGAGAAGATAAAAATCCTCTAATTACTAAAGATGGTGTTTCTGTTGCTAAAGAGATTAATCCTAAAGATGAAAAGATTAAATTAGGAGCAGATCTTGCTATTTCTATTGCACAAAAGCAGTTAAATAGTACAGGTGATGGAACTACAACAGCGACTGTACTTGGTCAGGCAATGGTAAATACTGGTATTAGTCAAATTGAATATCAAGAACATACTGTTAATCGTACATCTGTTCGTAGAGGTATTGAAAAAGCAAGAGATTATGTTGTAGAAAAATTAGATTCTTATGCTAAAAAGATTGAAAACGATGAGGATCTTATTAATATCGCAACAGTTTCTGCAAACGGTGATGAAAAATTAGGTTCTACAGTAGCTAATGCTTATCAGAAGGTTGGTAAAGCTGGTGTTGTATTAGTTGAAGAATCTAAAGATCGTGATATTAAATTAGAATTTAAAGAAGGTATGACATTTAATAAAGGTTGGACTTCTCAATTCTTTGTTAATAATCATGAATCACAAACTGTTGAATTTGACAAACCAAAAATTTTATTAACAGATGGTAAGATTTCAAATTTCCAAACATTAGCAACTATGATTGAACCACTTTTACGTACAGGTCAACCATTAGTAATCATCGCTGAATCTTTTGATACTTCTGTTACACAAGCTCTTGCTATGAATATTGTAAGATCTGGTGGACAATTAAAAGTTGCAGCTGTAGAAGCTCCTGGTTATGGTGAAAGACGTCTTGATATTTTACGTGATATGGCTATTTATTTAGGTGGTAATGTAGGAGATGATCCTATGGGAACTAAATTTGAAGCTTTATCAGAAGCTGATTTCGGTAGTTGTGATAAGATTATCATCAAGAAAGATGAAACAATTATTTCTGGTGGTCATGGTGATAAGGAAGAAATTGCTGAAAGAATTAAGTCTATTGAAGGCGTAATTGATTCTCTTAAAGAAAACGATACTTGGGAAAGAGAACAATTAGGAAAACGATTAGCTTCTCTTACAACTGGTGTTGCAGTAATTAAAGTTGGTGGTGCTTCAGAAGAAGAAATTAAGGAACTCAGAGACCGCTTAGATGATGCTACGTTTGCTGTAAAAGCTGCGTTAGAAGAAGGATATATTGCTGGAGCAGGTAATTCTTTGTTATTGTTATCTGAAGATTTGAAAGATAAGCTGGATATTAAAAATGAAGATGAAGCTTTAGGTGTAAATATTGTTTCTAAGGCTTTAAAAGCTCCATTTAAGACTATTCTTGAGAATGCGGGAGTATCTTATGATGAAGTTATGAAAGAATTATTAGCTAAAAATGACATTAACATTGGTTATAATGCAAAGTCTTTAAAGATTGTAAATCTTGTTGAAGATGGTATTATTGATCCTGTGAAAGTAGTAAAGAATGCGGTTTTAGCAGCTTCTTCTATTGCTTCTGTCATTTTGACATCTAAAGTTATCATTACTCAAGATCCTGTTGAGAATACAGGAGTGTCATTAAATATGATGCCTCAACCGATGATGTAAACGATTGTTTCTCCGGAAGAAAAGACTCTTAATAGAAATATTAGGGGTCTTTTTTTGTTTTAAATAATTGAGTTCTATTATATAAATGTACTTTATAAAGAATTGATATATCATGGTAAAACAACAAAAAGTATCTAGATTAGAAGAAACAAATTTTTCTACATATAATTTACGTGAAGCATTTATTAATACAAATGTTGAATATTTAGCTGCACTCAGAGATCAAGCACTTTTTAATAATTATGGAATACAAGTATTAATTAAAATACCAGCAGAAGATAATGAAGATATATTAAAAGAAAATTATGTGGATGAATATAGTAATTTCACAAATACTAATTGGATAGAAACGACAGAGACTGTTTTACCACTATTTAAAGAATATAGACAAGCGTTATCAGATAATGGTATGCAAGCTGATGGTACAGATAGTAATCTAGCATTAGAAGTAATTATTCCTACAAAATTACATTTACCACGAAATTCTAGAATTGTATTTAATGAATATGATAATAAAGAATTTAAGATTGCTAGAGAATGGATGGTACTGGGTACTATTCAAAAACAATTAAGTGATACAAAAACGTATAGTAGAATAGCGCATTGTGTACCAGCTCGTCAAGGTACAACTGAAAATGTTGAAACTAAAGAACATACAATTTGGTTTGATAATGAATGTGGTTATTTAGAGCATGTTGAAACATTAAGAGCTCAATTAACAATATGGTTTTTAAGGAATTGTATAGATAATTCTAAACTCAAGAAAGTATTATCAGACGAAATTCAAGAACAAATTCCAGATTATCCTCAGTATAATGAACAGATTAGTGGATTAGTATATTATGATACTCGTCCACTACATATATTAAATTCTGGTAAAGGATTTAAAGTTGGTGATAAATTTCCAGTAATTAAAGATGGTAAACAGGTAGAAATATTTATTAATGAAGCTGGTGAAAAATTACCATTAGAGATAGAAGTAACAGGTGTAAGCAATGTAGATGGTTCTTTAAAATCATTTATATTAAATACAGAAAAAGGATATACGGAGTTTGATAATGATACTTTGGTTGTACAATTTGGTAATATAGAACAATTTAAAGCTAATGTTGAAATTAAATCTATACCTTGGACAATAGATACCTTACAAGAAACATTGAGTGCTAATGAAGTTTTAAATCCAAAATATTTGAATCCTTATGAGATAGATACAGTCTTTAAAGCTAAAAGAATCGCTATAAATGTTTTTAACTAAGTGAGGTTTTATTTATGTGTAAATATCGAAAATTAGCAGAACGAATTTTATGTGAATATACAAGTAATTATAAAAGATTAACAGAATCTGAATTATATGAAATCTTTAATCTTAATAATTTTGTTGAAAATAAAGAAAATCATAATTTAGGAAAATATCAGGCTGAATCTATAAGACTTTTTAATGAATTATATAATAAAGTTGCAAAAGGTAAAATGACACAGTATGATAATGGTTTAGAAATAAAATTAGATGATCTTGTTGTAAAAGTAATATTTGATGAAAATGACTCAAAAACAGCAGCCACTTATAATGTAGAAGCTGGTAATGAAATTCAAGTATATACTGATAATGTTTTTAATTTATTTGTAGAACCATATTCAAATGCTTTGATTCATGAATTAATACACTATTTAAGTTTAAAAGATTATAATAAAGATATAAGATTAAACAAAATAAATGATATAACAGATATAACTAATCCTTATAAAAATAAGGAAGAAAAATTAGCATATTTAAATGAATTAGTATTTTATTTGTCAAATCAAGTAATAAATATATATTCGTCACTTACAAAAGCCCAACAACAAAAATTTTTAGATACAAATGGTATAATAACGAATATTCATAAGATGATAGCAGAAATAGTCAATAGAGATGATCATGCTTATTCTGCATTTTTAAGAAGTTTTTCTAAAGAAGAGTTAAATGATATTTTAGATGAAATTACAGAATATATACTAAATTATATAAGTTCTCAATTAAAAGAGAATAGTTTTTCATTTATTGTATATGATTGTTTCATGAAAGTTTTAAATGGCTAATTTTTATAGGAGTTTATTGATGGCTATTTTTGGATTACAAACAGATTTTATGAATTTACTTTTATCTGAATATTTTGGAATAACACAACCTAATATTACTCCAAAAGAAATTTATATTGGTTTAGGCGTTACACAACAAGGTGCACACACTAATACTGAAGATTTTACTGAAGTTTTTGAAGGTAGACCTTTAGGTAATTATAAAAGATCTCGTGTTATCTTTGGTAAAGCTGAAGATTGTGTTATATCAAATGTTAATGAAGTAGTGTTTAACACAGCATCTGAAGATTGGACTTCTAATTCAAGTAAAATAGAAATGCTTGGATTATTTGATACTGTAGACTATGAGGATGAAGAAACAAAAAAATTAATAAAACCTTTAATTGTTTTAAAATTACCTAGAACAGAGACAGTTCTAAAAGGTGAGACAATAATTTTGGCGCCGGAGGCTATTAGACTTAGCCTAACAGATTTATAGGAAATCATTATGACAAGTTACAAAATATATAAATTAAAATATTCAATCATTGATAATAAGAATAAATATGTAGAAATTAAAGAAATTGAAATCAATGATAACAATATAGAAACACAGGAACTTTTAGAAGAAGAATCTGGTAAAAAATATTATAGAATTTCAATGACATCAGGAAAAACATATATCATAGGAAAATAATATGTCTAATAACAGTATTTACATTTCACCAAAACTTATAAATGCTATTTTAGATAATAATTTTGGTATACCTACAACAGATTATTTATCGAGTGATATTTATGTTGGTTTAGGAATTGAATTTGATGAAGAATCTTTTACATTTACTAAAGAACCTGTAAAAGAAGGTTTTACTATTCTTCCAAATCCAGTTGCATTTGAAACACCTACTTATGGTTATATTAGAAATATAGAAGCTTTAGAATGGCCAAAAGCTAAACAACCTTGGTCTACAACAACCGATCCTATTAGATATATAGGATTATATTATAAACTACCTGAAGAGAGTAATGGAGAACCACAATACCAACTTATGGTTGTATTACCACTTGTACCTGAAGAAGTAGTAAATATTAGTGAAAAAGTTGTATTGAATCCATATTCTATTCAAGTAAAATTATCTAATAGATAAAGGAGAAACATATGGAAGATACGAAAGTTTTGATCTCTGAATCTACTATGGAAGTTTTAAAAACTGAATTAGGAGAAGATGTAGAAGAATTATCTGAAGAAGAATTACTTAAAAAAGTACAAGAGTCTTCTAAAGTAGTTGCTACTAAAACAGAATCTGGTAAAACACAAATTCGGCAGTCATTAAATGGATAAAAAGACATGGTTACTAATCTTGATGGTAAAATCACTTTTCCTTTTAGGTGCATTTCTTATTATGCTAGTGATAAGTCACCTTTAGATGGAAAACAAAGTTATGAATTCTGGTGTAGAGGTAAATTAACAAGAATTATTTGTAATAAACCTTTTTCTAGAGGTGATGTTCTTGAAATTAAATCTATACAAGATAATCAAAATGGAATTTTTATTGATACTACTCTAGTTGATGAATGGGAAGAAGAATATCCTGTACTTAATTTCATAAGTGGTAGACTAGTATATAATAAATGGGCTGATTTTGAATATGAATGTTCTGATGGTATTGTAGTATTAAAAACAATAGAACAGGTACTTTCAGATAATTATTCTATAGGTTTTATTGTATTGACATATCAATCTGGTAAAATATTATGTAAAGATAAAGTCTCTAAAAATGAATTTGAAGTCTTTATTAATTTAAGTTGGGAATAATAAATTATGGTTGCAAAAACTAGTGGTAAATTTACAAAAGCAGCGAAGTATATTTCAGAAAATGCTTTATATGATAATGATACAGAAACATTATTTTTATCAAATCCTGGTATTAGCTTTGATGTATTAAAATCATTAAGTAAAAAGAGAAATTTCACTATTGGTACTCTTGCAGATCATGAATATGTAAGTATTCCTACAAGAATGAAATATGAAGATGAAATCTCTTTATATGATGATTTTATGGCTTCATATACTTATTATAATAATAACTATGATACATTATTAAAAGCATATCAAACATTTAAACTGTTAGATGAAAACCAAGGTGAAATTTCATTAATGCTTGATACTTACGTTGCTGAAGTATTATCACAAGGCTTTGTAGATAATCCATTAAGTATTAAAATTTCAAGTAAATCTGCAGAGACTTTAGTACAAAAAGTATTATATAAGAATAGAATTTACCAAAGACTTCCTAATATTACAAGAGAATTAGCAAAATATGGTAATTTTGGATTGTTGTTATCTTATCCTTATTTAGAAGAATGGATGAAAGATGATCATGTTGACTTTCCAAGATTAGATATATTAGAAGATTTAGTAATTTCTTTTGTTAAAGCAGAAGACTTTAAAGTTAATGCTGATGAATATAATCGTCCAGTTAACTATGAAGTTATTATGAGAAATGATCCATTAAGAAGTGTGGCTACTAGTAAACAGCAATATACAGTCTGGCAGCCATGGCAATTTGTACATTTTTTGTTACCTGACATGACTACCGACCCTTATGGTAAATCTATGTTATGGTCAATGCGTTCTGCTTTTGATCAGTTAACAAACTTAGAAGCTCTATTAGCTTTATCACGTGCATCTAAAATTCAAAGATTAGTTTTTTATGTACCAATGCCAAATGGAATTAATTTAGTAGACTCTTATGATTTTATGAATGATTTTAGAGCAAGATATTTAAATTCTATCTTTACAGATTCAGGAAATGCAAAAGCTGCTAGAAAAATTCCAGGTGCTATGTCAATTCTTACATTACCTATGTCTCATGATGGTAAAAAAGTAGAAGTTGATCATATTGAATCTAATATTGATTTAAGTTCTGTAGAAGATGTTGATTATTTCTTAGATAAAGTTTTGAGAAATTCAGCACTTCCTAAAGGATATTTAGTTGGTGAAGATACAATTACAACTGCTCAAACTCTTGAAGCACAAGATCTTAAGTTAAAGAGAACTTTACTTCCATTAAAGCAAGGGTTATTAACTGGTATTATGCATTTGGTAGAAAATATTCTCACACATGCTGGATATGACGTTAATAAGTTAGAGATAGAAGTAAATCTTAATGAACCTATTCAAGTACCTGCAGATATTATTAGTAAGTATGCTGATATTATTGAATTGTTAGGCGGTTTCTTAGAAATGAATAATGCAATGCCAACTATCAATAAATTTCAATTCTTAGTAAAGATGGGTATGCCATCAGATATTGCAGCATTAGCTGTTTCTAAAGCTCCATTAACTGGTACAATTAGTAATGATGAATTAGGCAAATTCTTAATTAATCAAAAGACTGTTAATCAACAAGCTTTACCTGCTTCTCAAGATGATGAAAATGGACCTCTTATTGGAGAAAGTAAAAGTATGAAATATACTTCTAAACAATTTTTAGCTGAGAATCGTGATTTGGCGTTAAAATTGAAGAGTGTACGTGATACTTTATATTTAAAAGAAGATATAAATGCTAAAACACAACTTTTAAGAGGAAGAAAGGTATTAACAGAAGATGCTTAATACACAAGGTGAAAAACTTATTACTGGTATATATATCGTTTATAGATTAAATGATAGATATACCTTAGAGAATAGATTAAATAAAGTACGAGAATCTATAAAAGGTGATAAGTTACATATCTTTTTATTACAAAATTTTGATATTGATATTGTAAATAAAATAGAAGAAGCCTTAAACTCAGAAAAAAGATTACTTATAGACTTTGATACAAATACTGTAAAGTTAGTTGAAAAGAAAGAACCTAGTTTTGAAGAGTATATGAGTAGTTATATGACGGCACAAGCAGCTCAAAGCTGGAAAGATGATCAAGAAATGCCTGATTCTGTAAGTACATATCCATACTGGTTTTTATAATAATTTAAAAAGGAGACTATTTGTTATGTCTAAAATTGATATTTTTGGTGATGGTAGAAAAACCCCTAGAATTTCAGTAAATGTAAAAGTAAGAGTTAATACAAAATCTGCTAAAGAAAATATTAACTGGAATAAATTCTTTGGATATTTAATGAAAAAACCTAGAACTAAATTGGATTTTATTTCAGTAAATGCTATTCGTAAATTAAATATGTCAAAAATTACTTTAGCTTCCATTAAACAATATTTAACTGAAGAAGACTTAGAATATATATCTAAAATTAAAGATTTATTTAATAAACGTTTAACTACCGATGTAAAAGCATTTATTATTACACTCTTACATATTCCTTACGATAAATTACAAGACCTGAGTAATAAAGACTAAATGAATAAACAATACATAGGTTATATCTACAAAACCACAATAATTACCTCTAAAGGTGAAAGATATTATTGGGGACAGCATATCTATAATAATTATCCGAACATTGATCCAAACTATATAGGTAGTAGCTCTAAAATAAAAGCTTGGTTGTTTAAGTATACTGGATCAAAGTCTTATAGAAGAATTAAGGATAAAGTTAAAGATCTAATAAAATGTGAAATATTAGCTTGGTGTGAAACTCATGAAGAATTAAATATTAAAGAATATGAAATAATCCATGAACATCTTGGAAAAGACTATTGCTGGAATATTACAGAAGGTGGTAATATCTCATATATTAACGGTAATAATCTTAAAAATTTGAAAAAGACTAAAGAACATAAAAAAGCTATTAGTGATGCTCTTAAAAAATATAAAAAGACAAAAGAACATTGCAAGCATATATCAGAAGCTCAAAAAGGTAATCAATATGCTAAAGGAACTAAACGATCAAATGAAACTAAAGAACTTTTAAGGAAAATAAACACTGGAAAGAAATGGTCTAAAGAAGTTAATAAAAAGAAAGGAAGATGTCAAAAAGGCAGAAAATGGTATCATAATGATGTGAAAAATGTCTTTAGATTTGAACAGCCTGAAGGATTTGAACCTGGTTATAAAGTTTTTAAAAAGAAAGTAATCACAGATGATATGAAAAAACATATGTCTGAAGCACAAAAGAAAGTTAAACATAAACCTCAAACAGAGCATCAAAAGCAAGTAATGAAAGAAAAACATTCTGGTTCTGGTAATCCAGCATATGGAAGAAAATGGTGGACAAATGGAGTAGAGCAGAAATTTCAAAAAGATTGTCCAGGTGAAGGATGGTGGAACAGTAAATTACAGAAACGAAAGAGTTCTAAATAATAAATGTTTATTTAGGACTTTTATTTTATGTCAATCGATATTTTTGAAAATTTAGAACATATTACTCTAGATGAATATGCTAAAGCAGGTTCTGAAGATGCTACTATGGAAAATTATACTGGTATCGTTCTTGATCCAGATAAGAATAAATTTTCTGTAGTTAAAGGAAGATTTTACGATAAAAAAGACTTTTATACAAAAATGCGTAAAAGAGGTCTTATTTTGCGTAAATGTTATGAAACTGGTGTTTATGAATTTATTCAAAAGTTTGCTAAAAGCTCCTTTGATGCATATTTGATGCTTAGCACTTCAGTCAGCAAATGGAAAAATAACAATATTCTTGGCGAATACTATGTAAAGATCTTAAATGAAATTCCTAAATTAAATCGTGAAAGACTAAAAGGCGATCCTAACTCTATTGGACAAGGTAAACTAATGAAAAAGTATGAATCTGTTACAGAATCTTTATTAACTGAATTAAATAAATCTGATCTTATGAAGATGTCTTTAGGTAAAGACGCTCCTAAAAATAATTATGTTACAACACAACATCGTGATTTAGATTTAAAACCTGGTCAAAGAGTTGTAAAGGTTGCTAAGAGAAATGATGTTCAAAGAGAGAGGGATGCTCAGTATGATCCAGATGGTGATTGGCAATATATGGATCAGCATGATGTTGTAATTCGTGGTTTAGATGCTGATGGTAATGTTGTAGAGACTAAAACATTTGATGATATTGAGACACCTAATTATAACAATGATGTTTTCTCTAATAAGAACTTTTCTGTTGAAGTATTAAAAGAATTAGATGGTGAATTCGGTAATAATGCTTCTTTTACTGTTACTGATAATGGAAAACCTGTTCAATTAAGTAGGAAGTACATAAAAGACGAAGATGGTAATATAACATTTATTGCTTCTAAAAATGATGTTATTAATAGTATTGTCAGAAAGTTATTTTCTTCAAATAGAGATGAATATAAATATAAAAAACAAAGACGTAATAATCTTAGATCTCAGTTAGACAAGACAAATACTGCAATTCAAGCATATCAAGCGGCTTTAGCTAAAAAACCGTCTTTAGAGAAAGATAATAAGTTTGTTACGAATCTACGCAATTTACAGTCTCAGAGAGGTAGTTTAGTAGCATTAGTACCTATTGTTAATGAAAACTATAAAAATATGAATTACTGGAAAGATGCTAGTCCAGAAATGCTTAAAAGTATTAACAGTGCTACAAAAAGAATAGATGAGATTAATGCCGAGTTATCTAATATAAACGCTACTAAAAAAGAGCCAGATGAAACTTCTTTAGAATTTTATAGTAGATTAAAAAATATTTATGATACTCGTGGTAAAGAATTAATTGATGAAAGAAAAGAACTTTTACAAATATTGGAAACTTTATATTTAAATTATATGGATTATAAGCGTAAAAAAGATATTGAGACTAGATATGTAAATTATTTAGACAATTCAAAATATCAAGAACGTCAAAAAGCCAAAAATGATGCTATTATGCATAAAATTGATGAATTAAATGTAAAACAAAATCCATATAAAGCTGATGATCCTTTAATTGGTGAAGATGGTCTTAATGATTATCAAAGATTTCAGAAAGAAAGACAAGAAAAGATTTATGCTTTAAGTGATCAGTTACGTAAAGACATTCTTACACCTAAAGAAAAAGCTTATCTTCATAAAATGCTAAGTGATCCTGAAGAATACGAATATAATAAGAACAAGACTGTTGATCCTAAAAATATGCGTGGTGAAGGTGATATGGAAGGACAGTTTGTTGATATTTTGAATAAAAAGTATTCAGATAAAGATTTAGAAAAGAGTTTATTAAATAAATTAGGTAAGACTGTTGAAAATCCAGATAGAAATCCTCAAGGTGTTTCTAACAACAGTTATCAATACTTTACTAGTGATGGAAAACCATTATCTCAAGATGAATATAGAAGTCTTATGACAGGTTATAATCCAGATATACAAAATCATGAAGTTTCTGATATTAATGCTTCTATTGCATTACCTCAAAATATTAGTGATGAAATTAAAAATGAAGTTAATAGTGAAGTAGAAAATAAAGTAGATAATCAAATTGAATCTGAAATTCAAGCAACTATTAATAAAGCTTTAGATATGCAAACACAACAATATCTAAAGAAGTTTCAAAATTCTAAGACAGCTGAAGAATTAGAAGCACTTGCTAATCAGTTTAAAGACGAAAATAAAGATAAAGTTATTCAAGAATATGAACAAGCAGGTATTCGTAATCCTGAAAATATTAATGATCGTAAAGAATTTTTGATTAATAAATATAAACCTGAAATAGATGCTAAAATCAATGAAAAAGAAAATGAAGTTAAGAATGAAGTTCGTAAGTTGTTAAAACAAGATGGTAAAACTCTTGCTGACATTGATGATACATTATTTGCTAAAGCTTTTGAAAATTTAATGAATGATGAAAATCAAGTTGAAGAATCTTATGTAAATAAAGGTGCAGATTTTTTGAATTTACAATCAGCAGAAGCAGGTTTGAATCAATATGGACAAATTACAGAAGGTATTACAAACAGTCGATTAAATCCGAATCTTTTTGAAAACGAAAAACTCAAAAAAGATGTAAGAGCGGCGATGTTAGAAATTGCTTATAAGTTTTTGGATAATTTAAACATTCAGTTTGATCCAGAAGATATTTATTTCACAGGTAGTTGTGCTAATTATAACTATAATGAAGATTCAGACATTGATTTACATTTAGTTTTTGATGTAGAAAATGCAGGTGTTAATGCTGAAATTTTTAAAAGATATTTACAAAGTGCCAAAACAGTATTTAATAGTAAATATAACATTATGATTAAAGGTATTCCTGTAGAAGTTGGTGCAGAATTAACAAGTGAACCATTAGTTACAACTGGTATTTATTCAGTAAAAGATGATCAATGGATTAAATTACCAGAATATAAAGAAAAAGAATATAATGATGTTAATTTGCCATATTATGAAAATATTGTAAAAACTATTGAAGATGCTATTCAAAGTCAAGATTTGAGTACTATTGAAGCTTTATGGCAAGCTTTTGGTGCAATTCGTAGAGAAAGTCTTAAATCGGAAGGTGAATTTGGTATTGGAAATTTACTTTTCAAAAAATTAAGAGCTAATAAGTTCTTAGATAGATTAAAGGATGCTTATTATCAATTATCAAGTAAAGAACTATCATTAGAAGGCATGGAATAATGGAGTTAGATATTAAAGAAGATAATTTTAAATCTAGAGATAATCTTAATCATGAAATATCTAAAGATTTATTTAAATTAGATCCTAAAAGTTTTGCTGATGGCTTGGTAAAAGATTGTAATGGTGATGAAGAATTAGCTTTACGGGTATTTCAAAATTATACTGGAAGTGATGGAACAACTTGGAATTCAGATGTAGTTAAGGAATTAAATAAAATGATTGAATCTAAAAATGTATTAAGTTTTAATGAAAATTCTGATGTAATCGAAATAGTCGAAGGAATGTCAAAATATCGTAAAGAATTGGCAAAAGTCTTTAATGAAACCTTTACTACATTTCAAGAAGAACGTGATCCGGAGTTTGAAAAATTATTAGCAACTCGTAGACAAATTAAAAAAGATTTAAATGAACCAGATGCCGATATTGAAAAATTAAACAAAGATTTAGAAGATATTAATAAACAAATTAAAGATTTTAATAAAAATAGGCAACCAGCTGATACTGAAAAATTGTTAACAACAAATGCACAAATTAAAAATGATTCAGATAAATCTGATGCTGATATTGATAAGTTAGATAACGATGAAAAATTAAAGAAATTATTAGCGACTAGTGAACAAATTAAAAAAGATTTAAATAAACCTGATGCTGATACTGAAAAGTTAAATAAAGACTTAGAAGATATTAATAAACAGATAGAAAATACTAAACAACTTTTGGATTATGAAAAATTATTAAAGACTCGTGAACAAATTAAAAATGATTTAGATAAGCAAAATACTTATTTTAAAAAGTTAAATAAAAATTTAGAAAATATTAATAAACAACAAAGTAATTCTTTAAACAATTTTGATAAGGATAAACAATTTATAAATTATGCAGAATTAGTAGCAACTCGTAGACAACTTAAAAATGATTTAGATAAACAAAGTGTTAATATTGAGAAGTTAAATAAAGATTTAGAAGATATTGATAAACAGATAGAAACTTTTGACAAAAAGATACAGTTAACTAATGCTAATAATTCTAATGTACCAGAAATAGAAATTTCAGATAAAGACTTAAGTATAGATCAACAGCTTGATAAAGCTTTGGAATTAATTAAAGGCAAACCGTCTAAAGAGGATGTGGCTTATATTGATAAAATAAATTCATTATTGAATAATCATTTGAGAAAAATGGAAATCAAAATAGATAAATTATATAATTCAAATAATGATGCAGACGTAGAAAAACTAACAGATGAATATAATGCTTATTTTGATAAACAAAAATTATTAGATAAGTTTTTAAATAAAGATAAAGAAAAACAAACTGTAGAATATGATATTACTCCTGAAGAACTTCAAAAGCAATATGATTATAAATTACCGTCTGATATTGAAAGGGCTGATACATGGGCAGATGATGAAAAGAATGAAATTGCAGATTTAAAGAAACAATTAGCCGATCCTAATGTTTCAGATAAAGAAAAAGATGAAATAGAAAATAGATTACATAAAATTTCTACAGAAAAAGCAATAAGAGATAAAAGAACTAATAATGATTATGATAGAGTAGAGGAAGCGTATAAAACTTGGCATGATTATTATGGTGATTTTGGTAAAATTAAGACTTTATTACAATTAGGAATCAATCCAAATGCATTATATACCATTCCTTGGAGAGAAGAACATGGTAATTCTAAACAAGTATTTTATGCAAGAGTTAATAAGAAAGGTGATGGTATTATAGCTTCTGATTTAGGATATACACCATGGAAAGATAATTCTGGAGTATATCATTGGAAAATTGAAACTAAAAATAATCGTGATTTGACATTTAAAGAATTCTATGATATTATGCATAGTCCTTTAAATAAACTTTGGTTAGATGCAGTAGAATCAAAGCATGGTAACAATTATCCAAAAATGTTAAAAGGTTTTGAACAAGCCGAAGAAAATATGAAGAATATATATTTTCAATGGTATGAAGATAATAGCGAAGATCTAAAAGGATATGATGCCGATCAAATTGCAGAAATTTTCTATCTGTGGTTTAATCGTGACATGGATATGAAATCTGCTTTAATACATGTTAAAAATAGAACTGTTGATACTAAAAAAGAATCTAACGAAGAAGTAGGTTTCTTTAAAACATTGTTAGAAGATAAGCAAATTACATATGCTAAGGATTCTGTTGCACTTGGTAAATTATTAAGACAACTTGGAATTAATCCAGTATATATGCACCAAACATTTCCATATAATGTTACAAAAATAAATGGTGGTTTTGCAGGTTTATTTGCTGGTGATAAAGATCAACAATATAGAAATGAAGTTGAGAATGTTTTCATTTCAGGTTTACCAGATGCACCCATCGATGATATAATTAAGATGAATAAAGTATTTTTAACATCTATATCACCTGAAGGAAATACGAAAAAATTTACTGGAGAATTAGATAAAGTTCAACAGCAAACTGCAGAAAAAGATTCACAACGCTTTGCTAATCCAGAAGATATAGATACATTAGATGGCGCTGGAACTATGCCAGATATTTGGGAACAAGCATCTTCTCCAAAAGCTTGGTTACGTCGTAAAGATACAACTCCTAGAGGCGAATGGTTAGCTATACCACAAAAAGCAATAGAAGATGTTATTATAAGACAAGCTCAAACACCACAATTTGCAGATACAAATTTAATTTTAAGTTATAAAAGAGCTGTAGAAAATGGTTTAGACTTACCAGGATTTGTAGTAGATGCTGTTAAATTTTATGATCCAGATCAACAAGTTAGATATGATTCTAGAAAGGGTGTATTTAAAATTTGGCATTCTTATGATAACGCAAAAGCTAAAATGACAGGTTCTAATCCATATCGTAGAATTATGCAAACATTTGGTTATTAGGAGTAATTAATGTCTACTTTGTTAGATGAATTTTTTGATCTTGCTGAAAATAGTATTGAATTAGTTATTATAGGTCAAAATGGTCAAGAAACAATAGAAGATGATTATGTTGATGAAGATCTCTATGATAACAATAACATAATCTATGATACTATTACTAAAACTATTATGCTACCAGCTATTGAAGATATAACTCCACAACAATTAGATACATTACAAAGAATCATAAAAGACTTACAAGAACCTATCATCATGATGTCTAATGATTCTCTATTCAATCAAGTAAAAGTAACAAATCAAGATAAATTAGAGGATATATTAGAAAAACTTAATGATGATGTAAAAGAATCTTTAATGAATGAAGCTAAACAAGTAGGTCCTTTATATCACACTACTACATTAAAAGGTTTAACTAATATCTTAAGAACAAATACTTTGAAATCTCACTTAGAACCAGGTATATCATTTACAAGAAATAAAAACTTTATATATGATAATAATCCTTTTATTTTAGTATTTGATGGTGATAAAATATCAGAAAATAACATAACTAAACCTTTTGACTATGCTCCTTTTTCACAGAATACAATAAAAAAACATTCAGAGTATGAAACTGTTGTTATTCCTAATAAAAAGAATAAAGTAAACTTTACAGATAGATTAAATAAAGGTAATACAGATTTAGACTTAATAAATGATGATGAAGTACATACTTTACAAAATGTTAGCAAATATCTAACAGGTCTAATAATAAATTCAGATTTTGTAAATAATAAAGATTGGGATAAAACATTAAATCTTAGTGATATAGCATCATTAAATACTCCACAAGACGTTCTAGAACGCGGTAAAAACTTGTTTAAGGAGCTATATCCAGAATTGCCTATAACTTATACTAAAGAAACGAAAAAGCTCACCACGAACCAAAAAATGGCTTCTAATGAGAGTATTTTAGATGAAGGCGATGAAAAGATATTTGATAAGAAAACTGGATATAACAGTTCTTCAGACGAACTTTATATTTTTGATCTCTTAAAGAAGAAATATCCTAATATTATAATGTCATATACAGATGATCGTTTTATATCTCCTGAAACTCATAGACATTGGCAAATCGATTTCTACGATCCTGACTCAGATACAGCTTTTAACTATAACAAAAATTGGCGACATGGTAGGAGAAAGTATGATCCAACAGATCCAGGATGTCAGAAAGATTTGTTATGGTTAAAATCTAAAGCTAAACCAGGTAATTATTATGAAAAAGTCTTACATACTTGGACAGAATTAGAACCATTAAAAAGGAAAGTTGCTAAAGAAGCTGGATTAAAGTTAATTGAATGGTTTAATTTGATAGAATTTGAAAAATGGTATAATAATCCTGACTTAACTTATGAAGAATATAAAACTGCTCCAGAATCTATGCAATATGATTCTGATGAATATTTTGCAAATAAAGAGCTTGGTTACAATATTTACGGAAATGATTCTACTGGTAATTAATTTTTAGTTCTATTATTTGAGGCGAAAAGATCGACGGATCCTGTTTTAAACCTATACTTTAAAACTAGCCTCATAAATCTAATTTTTATATTATTGATTTTATAGTAGATATGTTGATCTCATTATATTTTGCTTTACTTTTTAAGTTCTAAATATTAAATATTAGCTATTATCCATTACAAACATTTATAAAGGGAATTAAATCATCATGTCTAAAATAAGAGAAATTGTAGAAAGCATATTAAAAGAAGAGTTGCCAAGATCTTACGATTATTGGAGAACTACAAATCCTGATTATGAAGAAGATGGTGCATACGAAGATTGGTTAGATGCACAAGAACCAGCAGCAACAAAGTATGCAGTATTCGTAGAGATAGTTCCAAAGTTTGGTAAAGAATATATAGACTTAAATACAGAAGATGGAAACCGTACACTAGAAGTTAATAATAATTTAACAACAGACTATGAACCAGAAATTAAGAATCTATGGGATACGGAAGAAGAAGCACAAGCTATTGCTAATGAATACTTACAACAAAATCCAAATAAACAAGCAAAAGTAGTAAAGGTATTCACAAAAGATATGAATATCTGGGATGATGATCCTGAAAAAATTTGGACTTACGAAGATTATAAAGAAGACAAATACGGTTACTAATAAAAAAATAACCAAGAAAATAAGGAAATAAATCCATGGCAAACTTTCCTAAAATAAGACCTCTTCTAGAACAAGCTCTCTCTCTTGATCTAGGTAATCCTAACGGAACAATTTCTAACTTAGAACGTAATATACGCGAACAAGCTATCACCTTAGGTACTCTAGACTACTACAGATGCTTCCCTATGAAATCTGTATACATCACTACCTACAACTCTTCAACTTCAGGAGAAAACGTAGTATGGCCAGGTACAGCTCCAATGAAAGACGATAACGGCATGTATATAGACTTTAAAGACCTACTAACTGGAGGACAGCCGGCAATACCGCAGGAGCAATTAGAAAACGCCTATGTGCTAGGTCTCTTATCTGTTCAGAGACCTCCGTTTTCTAATTTGCAGAATCCTTCGGTATGGTCGACTCAGATGTTTGGATTTGTATATGGTAGTTCTAGTACTAATGTCGATATCACATCACAACTAGTTCAAAACAGCTATGACGAACTTAGTACTGGTCAAGCTGAGTATTGGATTGATCGCACTAAGAATAGAATTCATTTGATCTCACCATTCGGTTTAGGTCAAATTTCTATTATTAGTGCTCTTGGTTTTACTACTCCAGAATATGTAGATATGAGTAAGTTTGATTGGTTGTGTAAGTTCGTTTCTTACCGCTTTATTGAATCAATTATCACAGCTCGTGAATCTTTACAGTTAGAAGCCGATTTTACGATTTCTACTGACGCATTACAAAGAAGATTAGAAAAGTTAAAAGAAGAAACTGACTCACTGAAGAATGATTCTGTTTTACATGGACACTTAGGTTGGTCATAATTTTTTAATTTTTTGTAAGTATTTTGTAATCCATAGGGTTCTAATAAATAGAGTACTTAAAAAGGAGATTATAAAATGCTTTCTAAAGAACTATCTAAAGAAAATATATATGAGTTATTCATATTATATAATTTTACACAAGAAGAATTAGCAAGATTTACAAATACTGAGTTTGATGTTATCGATAGGCTATTAAAAGATTATGGTTTTAAAAAGCCTATTGAACTTAAGAAAAAGATACTTTCTTTAAATAAAGATAATTTAGAACAATTATATGTAATTCAAAATAAATCTATATTAGAAATAGCACATTTGTTATATTATGATCAGAGTACAATATATAAAAAATTAAAAGAATATGGTTTTATAAAAGATTATATAAAATTAAAGTATAATACTTATATAAGTGAAGAAGAATTAAGAACTTTATATGTAGATAATAAAATACCATTAAGAGTAATAGCATTTCTAAAAGATATGAATAAATCTACACTGGAAGTATATGTAGATAAATATAAATTAGAAAAAACATTTAAAAAGCCTACAAAAGAAGAAGTTATAGAATATTATATCAATCAAAATCATACAAGGTATGAAACTGCTACTCATTTTTATATGAGTATAGGTGAGTTTAAAAAATATGCATTAAAATTTAATATTATTAAACCGATAGAATTAAGAGAAGCTAAAAGAAAAGAAAGTTGTATGAATACATATGGAGTAACAAATCCAGGTGGTTTACCAGAAGTTCAAAAAAAGATTAAGCAGACTAATAAAGAACATTGGGGTACAGAATATTATTTAAATTCTGATGATTATAAGCAAAAAAATAAAGAATGGTTAGATAAGCACGGTGTTATAAATGCTTTTCAAATAGAAGAAATAAAAGAAAAATCTAAACAAACAATGATAGAACGTAGCGGTGTTCCATATAATTCACAGACAAAAGAATGGGTACAAAGTGTAAAACAAACATGGCAAGATAAAACACCAGAAGAACTTATTAATATTAAAATAAAAAGACAAAATACATATGAAGAAAAAACAAGTTATAAGAGTCCAGCTCAAAATCCTGAAGTCATAAAAAAGATGTTAGAAAGTAAAAAACAGCATAATGGTATATTTAGTTCTATAGAAGAGGATAAAATGTATGAATTGCTAATTAATAAAGGATATACTGTAGAAAGACAATATAAATCTAAAGTTTATCCTTTTTATTGTGATTTTTACATTAATGAATTGGATTTATATATTGAATATCAAGGTTATCCTGTTCATGGAAAAGATGGTAAAAATATTTTAGGTCCATATAATGAGAATTTATTAGAACATCAACAACTTGTTTCAAAGTGGAAAGAAAAAAGTGTTCTATTAGAAAATTATGAAAATTGGTATATATCCGCTATTAATACATGGACGGTTCGCGATCCTTTGAAAAGAGAAACTGCCAAAAAGAATAATCTAAATTGGATGGAATTTTTTACAATTGACGAATTTATGAAGTGGTATGAAACTTTACCTAGCTTATAATATTTCTATTATAGAAACTCTTAGCTTCGTCTTCGATAGTAAGTCTGATTTGCTCGATATAGTTAGCATCAATAGGTTCATCAGTAAGAGCTGCCCAGACGTTAATTTTGAAAGCTGATCCGTAAATCCATCCTTCTCCATTTAGTCTATCTTCACCAGATGGATATTTGTCTATATTTGGTATTTCGAAGACTGTATATATTTGGTTATTAGACTTGATAGTTGGAGAATAATAGATGAACCATATTTTAGAGTCAGCTATTTTCAACAAGTATCTGTCTCTAATATATTGCAGTTCATCTTTATTATCTGCTAGTATTGCGCATTCGTATGTAGATTTTATGCCTTTAGCTTTATAGACTTTAGCTAGTTTTGGTCCTGCTAGTTTTAAGTCTTGTTGGTGAAAGTCTGTATTTTTGTATTTTAGGTTAGGTAGTCTTTCTTGAATTATTTTACCATTTATTGATAAGTTATATAATTGTTCTGTTAGGGATGTTGTTATGTTTTGTATTGTAGCGGTTTGACCATAGTATGGACCGTATCTTTTTATTATTACTTCATCACCTATTTCAAAGTCTTTTGTTTCTGATGGTATTTCTATATAATTTTGAGCGTATCTATTACCTGTTCCCCAGAATACTGTTTCTATTGATTCTTCTTTAAATGCGAGTACTGGGAATGAAAAGTCTGTATTTTCTTCATTATTTATTTTTTTACGTAAGAGGAATGTATCCATTATTTCTTTAGTACTTAAATCATCAGTTAAGAATATTCTTGAATGATCCCATAAAAATTCATTTTCATTTTTAGTAATGTTATCTTGTTTTCCAGATTTATCTCTTGGATCGGCTGTTCTCATACAATGTATAAGTGCTTCTCTTACTGCTAGATCAACTTCATTAAGGCTTGAATGAAAACGACTATTTGTTGGAATATTTAAGTTTATTGTAGGCATAGATATACTCTTTTTATTTTAATAGGGATTATTTATATATTAGAACTGCTTATTTTTGACTTTACAATCGTGATAAGATGTGTTATGAATATATAAAATTTGATAAAAGGAGAATAAAATATATGAAAAGAGATTTTGGCGAATATAAATCTAATTTAACATTTCAGTTGTGTTTAAATATGATTTTGTTGATCGTGTTATCTATTTTAACAGTAGTAGATTTTATTTATGGTAGTATAATATTTGGGATATTAGGTCTTTTATTTATTGGATATTCTTTATATGCTATTTGTTTAGTTTGTAAGCTGTTATTAGAGATTAAGAGATATGAACAATAGGTATGTATTATTAACACATAAAGAAACTGGTGAAAAATTTATAGTGTTTGAAAAAGATTTTCATCAAGAGTCATCTGACGTCGGTTATAGAGTATTTGATAAATCAGAAAAACTTGGTTTAGATAAGAATACTGTATTAGAAGAATCAGATGATGAATCAATTTATATTAGTACACTCATTTGTGATATTAAAAAGTATTATGTTAAAAGATATTCATTTAGTTTTGCATTAATGCGTTTAAATATAACTGATGATACTAATGTTTATCTATATTATAATAAAAGTAAAATAAAGAAAGAATTAGAATCTCGCTTAGTTAAAATAAAAAGAGTTTATGATGTTTTTAAATTTGTTAGGAAAAATGAAGATCTGTTAAATATTGCATATGGAATTAGAAATGATTGATATTAATGATAGCTATATAAAAAATGAAGTTAATAGATGCTTTAATTGTAAAGTAGATCGTTGTAGTGAAGATTGTATTGTAGGATTAGAGCCTAAAAGATTTATTGCTTTATATAAAGACGGTAAAATAGAAGAAGCTGTTAATTATTTATATAGTATTAATCCATTTGCTGAAACCTGTGGGTATTTATGCCCTAAAACTTTTTGTATGAGAAGTTGCATACAAAATAAAGAAATGCTCGGTAGTGGTAGTATTGATATAAGAGCTATACAAGCTAAAATCTTAAAAGATAATACATTTAGTTATAATGGTTATGAGAATATTCCATTAAGATCTGAAACAATAAATATTATAGGCGGAGGTGTTTGTGGACTATCTGCTGCTTGGAGAGCTTTAATGTTAGGATATAAAGTTAATATATATGAAAGCTCTGATAAGCTAGGCGGTAAAATGAATTTAATACCAGATTTCAGATTTAATTTAGATATTTTTAGAAAAGAAGTTTATCGTATATTAGATACAGATAGAGTTGCAGTATATCTTAATTCTGAAAAGAAGTTAAATTTTAGTGATTTTGCAAATGAAGATTATGTAATTAATAGTACAATGAAAAGTAATCCTAAAAAGGTAGACGTTGTAGGAAATAAAAATATATTAACATATGATCAGTTTTTAAATAAAGATTATTTAGAACGTTTAAAGACTTCAATTAGATCTATTATGCATAATATACTAATAGTCGGTGGAGGAGAGATAGCTGCAGACTGTGCTTTAGCTGCAAAAGAGGTAATATTAGAATCAGATTGTAATGTTTATATGATTGTAAGAAGACATATTTGTGATATGAAAATTTCAGAAGATACACTATTAGAATTATATAGGAAAAAGGTAAGAATATTACCTACTTCTTCTATTGTAGAAATTGTCGGTGATCCAAATGCACGTAATAGAACTGTTTATATAAATAGAGGTGTTATGAGACTCACTGATACTTCAACACATTCTAGTCCAAAATTAGATGATCCTATAGATTTTATCAAGGCTGATTTAATTATAAGTGCAATGGGTGATAATGTCCATGAAAATAACAATTATATATACGATCATAAAATAAATTTAATGAATTATAATAAAACTATACCAGAAGCTATAAAAAATGGTATAAACTTAATGGATACGTTACACAAATACATTAAATAAAAACACTCAATTCACACCTAAGAAAATCAATATCTTTAAATAAGTTCTATATAAATAACTAGTACTTATATTCCATTATACAAAAAGTTATTTATATGCTTAGAATTTTAGATGAAATAAGAGCGTTAAAAGATCCGCTCAAAAAAAGTCAAATTGAATTTTATTTACAAGAGAATCCAGCTCTCTTATTATCTAAACTTACTCAAAAAGTAGCAGGTCGTATATCTGGTAATACTACATTAGCTACATCAAAAGAATTACGTCTACGCTGTACATCATATTCATTGCCATCTTCTAAAATGAAGACTCATGAACTTATACTTTTTGGACATAAAAGAACAAGACCAACTTGGCAAGATAGATCTGGTACATGGAAATTAAAGATTACCGAAGACTTTAATGGCTCTGTTCATAATATATTACAGGCTTGGTTAGATATAATTAATGCTCCATTGTTAGGGAATCGTACTCCACAAAATGCATTTGTAACAACAGTTAAAGTTGTGATAGGAGGAAGCGACGAAGGAGGCAATGTATCTACTAAGCTTGACAAAAAAATTTTATGGCTCAGAGGGGTTTATCCTATCTCACTTAAACTACCAGATATTGATCCTTCTAGTTCTGAAGCTGTAGAAATCGAAGTAGAATTTAATTATGACTATTATGCAGATAATTCATATTCGTTATGGTCATTTACTAATTAAAAGGAAGAAAAATGGTATATACAGTTTATAAACATACTTTTCCAAATAATAAAGTCTATATTGGTATTACCTGTCAAAAACCAGAAAGAAGATGGAGAAAAGACGGAAGTGGATATTATCGTATTAAAAATAATATATTAGGACAACCACTAGTTTGGCGTGCAATACAAAAATATGGATGGAAAAATGTTCAACATGATATTTTAAATGAAGTTGAAACAAAAGAAGAGGCTGAAAGATTAGAAAGATATTATATAACAGAAATATACCATTCTAATGAAGTTGATAAAGGCTATAATATTCAAAATGGTGGTAATTATAGAGGTAAATTAACAGAAGAAACAAAACGCAAAATATCTAAGTCTTTATCTGGTAAAAAATTAGAAAAAAGTCGTATAGAAAAGATCAGAAAATCTTTAATTGGAAGAAAATTTAATACTGAAAGCTTATCGAAAATCTCTATAGCTAATAAAGATTATAAATGGTATAATAATGGAGTAATACAAATAAAAGCTAAGACTTGTCCAGAAGGATTTATTAACGGTATGTTACTTAGTGAAGAAGCATATTTACAAAGAAGTAATGCTACAAAACATACAGAATATTATAATAATGGTATAATTAATATTCGTGTTAAGTGTGGTGATCCAATTCCAGAAGGCTTCGTTAAAGGAAGATTTGTTAAAGATAAATCTTCATTAAAAACAGCATTAGGTAAGAAAAAATATAATAATGGAATAGTAACAATTTTAGTGAAAGATGGTGATCCTATACCGGAGGGTTTTGTTAAAGGTATGCTTAAAAAGCATGGAGGTGAAGAATGAGTTTGAGATTTCAGAGTCAACTCGCAATCGACTTGATTCCTGATTCGCAGTCAACGGATCAATGGGAAGTCATTATGCCTACACTTCAATTGACGTCGAATCAAGAAACAAGTTGGACTTCTTTAGCAGGATTAGCTAATAATCTTTCTGGTGGTTCTTATACTCCTATTGTAGAAGAAATTACTTTTGGTGTACGTAACTTTAAGTCAGATACAAGACGTGTTCGTACTGGTTGGTGTAATGTACCTAGTGATATAGAAAATTATCAGGATGTCTCTATTACAATGTTTTGTTCTTCTGGTATGCTTACACAGTATTATCTTGATACTTGGAAGAGTTTAGTCTTTAATGACGAAGGCGAATATTATAATACAATGGCATATTATAAGAAGAATATCGAAGTTTACTTTTATGGAACAGCCAATATCGGAGTAGCTTTATCACCAATTGCTCATTATACACTTGTAGGATGCTGGCCTAGTACTCAAGATAGTTATAAATTGAGTTATGATGATAACCCTAAGAGATTACGCATATTGCAGATTTTTAAGTGTGATAAAATAGTTATAGATAAGTCTTATAAAACTAGTTCTATTATTAAAGAGATGGTTACAGCTCCTTCTAGTATTGTTGATAATGCTATTAGTAGTTTGACCAATACAATTTCACCGAATAGTGATTATAATGTAACAAAGACATATAGTTAAATAAAAGGAGATTTTTTAATGCCAATACATACACAAGCGATTGATTTACCTGGAAAGAGTGCATATACAAAAGAGTTTTCAGTAAGTTTAAGAGCGATTACACCTGTAGAAGTTAAGTATATTATTTCTTTAGCTAATAAACAGCAGAAGGATAATAAAGATTATATTAATTTTCTTAAGAGATTAGTTATTTTTTCTAATCCTGAGATGACATTTGAAGAATTGTATTGGTTTGATGTACAGTATATTCTTTATCGTATTAGATTTTTAACATATACTCGTTATCCTTTAAAATTAAATTTTGATTGTTCAGAGTGTGGTGAAAAAATTAAAGTTGAATTAGATATGAGTAGTTTAAATATTCTCGAACCTACTGATATTGAAGGACGTACTGATACAATTACATTAGATAATCTTGGTGAAGTACATATTCGTAATAAAATTATGAGAGATGATCTTGAGATTGATGAAATTATTAGAAAATTACATTTAGACGATGATCCTTATACAAGATTATTATTGTTAGACTTATGTTTAATTTCTGATGGTAAATATTTAATGGATCTTTGGAAATTAGCAGAAGATGGAACAATCACACCACAAGATATTATGACTATTGAAGAGTGGTTTGTAAAGAATGTATGGGGTGTTAAAGAGGAGATATTAGTAAGATGTCCGAAATGTGGAAAGGAGGAAACTAGAGAATTCACGCTACCTCTAGAAGCCTTTTTTTCCGTATTTTGATTTAAATGACATCTTAGAAAGAGAATGGTGGTTAATGGATCGGTTGCATGTATCTTTTATGGATATATGCAACATGCCATTTGATCAGTTTGAATGGTTTTATAATCGCCATAATCAACATCTAATTGATCTTCAAAAAGAGCGTGATGAACAACAGAATAAGTTTATTTAAAGATGACTCAAAATACTGGCAAAATAAATGTACCTCCTTCTCAACGTCCTGGTGGAGAATATAAAAGAAGAACTAATGAGCAGAAAGCTTGGGATACAGAACAAGTAGAAGCGGCACGTTATGAGAATATATTAAGAAAGCTAGAAACTAATAGTAAAAAAATAGATAATTCTTCAAAACGCGAAGATTTGAAGACAAAACGCTTATCAAATGAAAATAAAGAATTAATAAATGCTAATAAAGCTCTACAGAATGAAATTGTTAAATTAAGAAAAGAACATTTAGCTGAACAAAATAGTTTATTAAAAGATACAAGTGAAATTAAAAAACAATTAGCAAGATATCAATTACGGAGAGCTGGTGAAGAAGCAGAACTTCGTAAAAAAAGAATTAAACAATTATTATCATATGGATCTAAAGTTGATGCTTTAACAAAAGCTTTTAATAATACTTTATTAGGACGTTCTTTAAAAACAACAAGATCTGGAATAAAAACTACATTAAGTGGTGTTAACGGTGTAGTTAATAATACACTTTCTACTTTTAATAATTTATATGGAGCTGGTTCAAGTCTTGTAAATGCAGCGATGGGTCCTGTTGGAGCACAGATAACAACAAAGGGTGTTTTAACAAATACTGTATTATCAGCATTAACTGGTGGTGTAATTAATCCTGTACTTTTACAAGCATTAGGTGTTAATAAAGCTTTAACTGGATTATGGGGTGCAACAAAAGGTATTACTAAAGCTGGAATTAGTGCTACAAAAGCTAGTATAGCTGGTATTAAAGGACTTTGGGGACTTGGTGAGACTGGAGCTGGTTTAGTTGGTTCAACTCTTGGAGCTATTTCTAATCCTTTAGGAGGAGCTTTAGCTGGAGCAGCTACTGGTGCTTATTTCGGTGGTCCATTATGGGGTTTAGCTGGAGTACTCGGTGGTGGTTTACTTGGTAAAGGACTTGGTTGGCTAGGTAATAAGTTATTTGGTAATAAAAAGAAAAGTAAACAGAATGCATCTGCTATTGAAGAGACAGAAATTAGAAAAACTAGAGGTATATTAGAGTCAATACGTGAAAGTTTAAATAAATTAGTAAAGAAAAGTGACGAAGATAAAGATAAAAATAAAGAAGATAGTTTTATTACTAAATTATTCAGTAAGTTAAAGAGTTTTGTACAAATTGCTGGATTAGTTGCCGCTACAAGTGTTATTGGATATTTTCTTTCAAAGAATTGGGATAAAATAAAACCATTTGTTGATAAAGCTGTAGAATTAGCTAAACCGGTAATAACATCAGCAATGCAAAAGATAACTCCTATAATTACAGAAGGTATGGGTTTTATTGTAGATGCTATAAAATTAGGTTTAAAGACGTATTTATTATCAGAATGGCCAAAGTTAGGACCATGGATTGTTGAAAAATTAGGATTAGATAATAATAGATTTGACAACCAAAAAAGATTAGAAGAAATCCAAGAAAAGCAACAATTATATAATAACAGTATAAATACATTAAAAGATTCAGGAATAGATACAAAAGCTATTGGTCTTAATCAGAATTATACTCAAATAAAACAAAATACTCAGAATTACACTCCGTATACAAGAGATGTTGGTGATTATATTCCATTAGAAAAAGATTCAGTTGCTCAAAATGATGCTCCGAGTAGTTTTTCTATCAAAGCTAATCTTACAAACGGTCATGTACCTTTAAATAGATCATTTTATACAAGAAATGATTTATCAAATACTCCAGAATACATTTTAGATAATGTACAAGCAGTAAGAAGTGATTTAATTGATCCATTACAGAGCGCTTTAGACAAAACTGGAAAAGGTAATAAAGTTACAGTTACATCTTCATATAGAAATCCTAGATATAATCAGCAAGTTGGTGGTGTTTCTAGATCTAAACATTTAACTGGTAGAGCTGCAGATATTCAAGTTTCTGGTATGAATCCTAATGAAGTAATAGCTTTTATGCAACAAAATAATATTCCATTTGATAGAGCTATTATGGAAACTAGTGGTAATACAAAATGGTTACATGTTGAATATGATCGTTCTGGAAATCATTTTGGAACTATTGCCAAAATGGATGCTAGAACTGGTAAATATTCTATGGTAGATCCTGGTAATAAGAATTTAGGTACTCCAGATATTGGTAAGGTTGCAATGAGTACGGCTTCTTCTACACCTTCTATTGAAGCTACTACATCTGAACAATTAGGTAATATTGAAGGAATGACTGCTCAGACTGCTAGTAATACAACTCCAGGCGATACATATAGTGGTGGTAGTGCTACAGGCGGTACTAGTGAAGCTTCTATGATTGGTGGATTTGGAGGATTACCTTCTAATACTGGTTCTAGTTCTGGTGATATAAAATCTTTAATATCTGCTTTAGGTAGTGTTGCAAGTGGTGGAAATGCGGGAACTTCTGATTCTAATCCTGATGTATACGCTTATGGTGATTTTGCTAGAACTTTGGTATTAGGTTATCAAGGTCCAGCAGTTTAGATTAAGCTGATATATCTATAATATGTACTTAAGATTTTAGTTCTAAATAATAAGAAAGTTTTCAATTATTTATAAAATTTATAAGCGGTTAAAGTAAATGCCAGTTACTGTTGAATATGAATATACAAGTGGAGCAGCTAACAATAGACGCGATCCAGCTCATCCGAATGATATTAATAATAGTGTAAATACTAAAAATTCGGCAGTTTTTCAGCAATCTATTAATACAAATAGTATTTATTATCATAAATGCTTAGATTTATCTAACGTTGGTTTAGTTATGGATAAGCGTGATTGTAATGATAAGTGGCTACGTCAATTTCATCAGACTAGAATATATGTTCGTGATTTTTATAAAATGAGACATCATACTAAAGTTACGAATGGTTTATCAAGTGATAGAAATTTACATATTATTTCCGCAAATTTACCAGAAAGTGTAAGTTATAGAATAGGATCTAGTTGGGAACAACCTTTGTCTTTTGGAGATGCATCTTTTAACTTAGCTATGCAAACATTAGGTAAAAGTGCGTTTGGTTCTGTTACTTCAGGTGTTAACAGAGTGTCTTCATTAAAAGTATGGAATGGATCTACTCCTTTACAATTAAGTTTAAGAATACCAGTTATAGATGATGGTTATAACGTAGAAGATAGAAAAACTGGACTTTATACTAACTTAGCTGAAGCTTTAGAATTTTTAAGTTGTTTATGTTTACCTAGTTCTGTAGGAACAATGGGTTTTTATAATCCTCCACCTTCACCTTTAAACTTTCAGGGAAACTGGAGTCATATGAGTGAAGAATACGCAGCTGGTTTAGATGAAAAGGCTAAATCTCAGTTTGAAAGTGGTTTACTTAAAAAAGGTTTAGATTTCCTTTCTAAAGATTGGAATTTTTCAACAGAACCTGGACATATTACCTTACAATTAGGTGGTATGTTAATGGTAGAAGATATTATTGTAGAAAGTGTAAATGTTGAATATCCTAATACCAAGGGACAGATAAGACATAGTTATAATAAAGCTATTGCTGCGGGTGATATAGGTACAGATCATTTAACACCTTTGTTAGCTTATTTAGTAATTAACGTATCTACTATTGAAAATCTTACATCTGAATCATATTCAAAAATGCTTTGGATTAAAAAAGATCAAGGACAAGGTTCTGTTAACGTAGAAAATCCAGTGACAGCACTTAATAGTGCAAAAAATTTAATAAGAGGTGGAATATCAGCTGCAGATAGATTAACAGGAGGTGCTATTTCTAAAGCGAGTGACACTGTTGGTGGTTGGGCTAGTTCTGCAGTAAGTACTACTAAAGAATGGTATGGAAAAGCAAGTTCAACAGCTTCTGATGCTATTCAATCATCTTCTAGTTGGTTAGGTGAACATCTTGATAGTGGTATTGATAAAGTAGCAGATTATTTTGGAGCAGATGGTGATACAAAAGGTACATTAAAGTCATGTGTTCAAGATGGATTAAGTTTTGGTGCAGATGCTGCTTCAGGAGCTATTAGTAGTGCTATTAATAACGCAGTTACAAAAAATATGGGTGGTAATGCATTAGTTTGTAAAGTTACCGGTTTAGCTGCAGATAAAGTAAGTGTTTTAGCTACTGAAACAGTACAAAATGTTGCTTCAAATGTAAGTGTTAAAATAAAACCAAATGAATAAAGGATAGTAAAATGACAGCTGGTGTAAGTTTTGATTCATTTTTTGAAGATCGTGTTATTGATAATAATGGAGTATCTGTAACAGATATAAATGTTGGATTAAATAAATTACATAAAGTATTTAAAGACTATCAATTAGACAATACTGGTATTCAAAAATATTTGGTTTCAGAAGAAGAAGCAGGTTTTCCAGATTTAGTTGCTTTAAAGTCATCTTATGGTTCACAATTGTATTGGTGGTGGTTATTACTATTTAATAGACAAGCTGATGCATTAGAAGGTATTAAAGCAAATTGGGTATATACAATAGATTCAATCAATACTATTAAAAACTTTGTAGAAACATCTAATAATAACAATTCTAATAATAATGTAGATAGTAATATTGAAATGGAAAACGATAGTAGAATTGGAAGTGTAATAGAGCTGAACTAATATGCGTATACAGAATAAATATGATTTGGATATATTTGTTGATAATTTGAACTTATTCGAGACACCTGGATGTGTTTTGATGAAAGCTGATATATGGGAAGCAATAAATAATCCAATTCCTACGTGTAAGCTTGAAATGACAGTTCCAATTGGTTGGATTGATGATAGATCGTTAGTAGATGGATCATTAATTAAAATACATTTAAAGTCAAAAGATTATAATTTTGATGAATCATATCTTTTTAGAGTCTTTAATATAGAAAAATTAACATTAGCTCAAGAATTTGTTCATGTATTAGTTGATGGAGTACTTGATTTTTATCCAGGATATAGATCTGGTAATATATATAATTCATGTTCTCAAACTTCACATATTTTTAAGACTATTGCAGACCAAAATGGATTAAAAAGTGATATAGATAATACAAATGATACACAATTATGGGTTGCTGGAGAGAATAGTTTATACAATTTTATGACAAGTATGTCACAATATGCATGGGCAGATGAAACTTCGGCTATGTTCTGGTGTTTTGATCGACAAAAAAGACTTTTATATAAGAATTTAACAGCTCTTTTTAGAAATAGATCAGATAAAATATGGAAATTTGTTCAAACATCATTACCATCTGTTGAAAAACGAGAATTTTCATATTCTACTGTTCAAGGTTCATTACAATCTGGTACTAATAACATTCGAAATGAAGGTTATGGTGGATCTGATAGCTATTTCAGTTTAATAGATTATAAAAATGTTGATTTTTCAGCTAAAAAAGTAGTTGCAGAAAGTAAAATTCTTAATATTTCTAAAGAATTATCACAAGGATTGGCACAACAATTCTTTCCTTTTGATATAGGCAATTTTCATAAGAATTATTACACTGCATATAAGCAAAATAAACGTATTTTAGCAACATATTCTTCATACTTAATATTAAGAACAGAATTTTTACAGGCTTATAGATTAGGACAAATTGTAAGTTTTGAATATACAGATTCTATGGATAGCAAAAATAAATTAAAAGCTCTATCTGGAACATTTATGATAGATGCTATCCACGTTATTATTACAACAGCTGCAATTAAATCGAACATAGAACTAGTAATGCAAGGATTAAATGGATTTACATCAGTACAAGAGACTTATTAAAAGAGGAAAGTTAAAATGTCTAGAAATGAATATTTTAAAGTTCTAAATAATAAGAATTTATAATAAGAGAATATTGACTATGCAAACATTTTTTCCAGTAACAGATGATTTTACAAATCCATTTTTTGTAGCTACTGTAGTTGATAATAGAGATCCTACGTATAACTATCGTGTTAAAGTAAGAATACAAGTAATACATGATACTATTACTGATTCTAATTTACCTTGGGCAGGAAAGTTAGATTCATCTTTTATGGGCATGGATGGATCAGATATATCTCATAGTATACCAGAAATAGGAAGTAAAGTACTCTGTTTAGCGGTTGGAAATAATATTAATTCATTATTATATCTTGGAACATTATATAAAAAGACATCAGTAACTCCTACATCTGGCGATTATACAGGAAGTTATGGTATTTATAGGGCAGATGGTCAATTTATTGGTGTAGATAAGATTAATAGCGTTTTTAAAATGCTATTTTCTGGAGATATTCAAGTAGATAAAGTAAATAATTTATCTGCAAATATAGGAAATAATACAACAATAAATACAGGTAATTCAACAACAATAAGTTCTGCTACATCTAATACTTTTAAAGCTAGTACAACGACAATAGATTCCTCTTCAACATCAGTTACAGGTACATTAAATGTATCAAAAGATATTACTGGACAAGCTAAAGCTACGGCAGAATTACATTCTACTAATGGTTATACAGGAGTATTTATAGATACATTTCCTGGAACTTCTGGTGCCTTAAATATTGTAGATGGTATAATTGTCGGAGCTGGAGGAGGCGGAGGCGGTGGTGGTTCATCTCCTACACCAGCACAAGCAGAAGCTTTAGTAGAAGGTGCAGACGCTATGTCAGCAGCACAAGAAAATGGAATGACTGGAACTTTTGGTTTAAAATCAACATATAATACTTATAGAGTAGATGGTAAAAATTATTACTATTTTACATATAACTTAACTTTTAATAATAGAGATATTAATGGAATTAAGATAACAAATGGTATTATAACAGGTGTTGAATAATTTTAATTCTTTTTATAAAACTCATTGAGAATATTATAAGTTCTAATAAGAAAGTGATATAAATATTAACTTTCCTTGTATGATTTTATAAATGAGTACTTTTAGAGATTTAAATCCATATTTTTGGACTACTGAAGATGAAACTGACAGTGTTGTAACAGATCTTATCGCTATAAAACGCGATTTAATGAGATTATTAACTACACCTAAAGGATCTGTACCTTTTAATAGAGAATATGGAACTTCACTTACAGCTCTTCTTTTTGAATTAAAGCTTGATCCTGCTGATGTTATTACATTTTTATATCAAGATATTGTTAAGTGGGAACCTAGAATTTCTATAAGTCCATCTAATATAAGTGTAGTACAGACAGATTACAATACATTTTTAGTAAATTGTACATTTAGTGTACCAGCATTGAATGATGTATCTTCTAC